GCAAGTTGTGCAGATGATGTGCTTACAAGTCCTTGACACTTGTCCATATTTCGAAGGCCTGCTTGTTCCGGCCTGCGAGTATTATGGTGGAAAATGCCATGAGATGAAACCATGCGGAAGGTGGGATGCGAAGAATGAGCAGCAGAGCGAATGACAAGCGTTGGGCAAAAGAAGGCGATCAGTGGAAGCTATATGCAAGCCTGTATCCTTACGCGAGAAATGAAAGTTGCATAGCCATACTGAAAAAATGGTCGAAAGCTGGAGAAAATCGCAGATACATATGGTCTGTCATGGATTATGGAAACGGCTCGGAAGAAGCCGAAGAAATCACCATATACAACGCAGAAGGCTATGAGGACTTCGACACGCTTGAAGAAGCTCAGCTGCGTGTTGAAGAATGTATACAGAACAGGCTTGAGAGTCTGATGGATGACATAGAAACCATACTGGAATTGTTTGAGTAGTAAGCAGAGGAGCGTGACAAAGATGTGCAATTGCAGGAACTGCGGTGCGCCATTAAACAGGTACGGAGTATGCGAGTATTGCGGAACAAAGGCAAAAAGCGGCACTGTCAGCCGCATGGAAATCACTTCAGATGCAATACGAATCGAGAGCGTCGCATATGCGGAGGACAAAAATGATTGAAACGAATGGTACGTGCGAACCAATAAAAAGCCATTTTTCGTGTGATAACAAAATTTATTATACGTGTTCCATATGCGGCTCAATCCTGCTGAAAAAGCAGAAAATCTGCGATCATTGCGGATGCGAGGTGAAGTGGGATGATTGACGCCGAAAATAAGGACGTAGAAAAGAAAATCCTCGATGTGACGTGCGGAGCAAGGACAATGTGGTTCAACAAAAATCATCCTGCAGCTTTGTTTTGTGACAAACGAAGGGAAAGGCACGAACATCTTTGGAAAAACGCTGGAAACTGTAAGCTTGAGATAAATCCTGATGTGCTTTGCGATTTTACGAAGCTTACGTTTAACGACAACAGTTTTCCTCTTGTGGTGTTTGATCCACCACATCTGGTGGGAGCAAAAGAAACAGCATGGCTTGTAAAAAAATACGGCAAGCTTGATGAACAATGGCCAGAAATGATTCGTGATGGATTCATAGAATGCATGCGAGTCCTCAAACCTGACGGAGTATTGATTTTTAAATGGTCAGAGCATGACATTCCATCCGAACAAGTTTGGAAAGCTATCGGACAAAAACCGCTGTTTGGACATCACAGTGGCAAAAAAAGCAATACTTTCTGGGGCTGCTTCATGAAAGGTCAAATCTAACTTACTGAAAAGAAGGGGGCACAGGGATGATTGACCGGGAGAATGTTATCAAAAGACTGAAGCGTATATCTGAATGGTTATTTCAGCAGTATCGGGTTGTATACGATGGGGATGCACCAAATTATTATGATGCTTACAAAACAGTTGATGACGCTATTGCCCTGCTGAAAGAGAAGGAAGCGAAACCAATGACAGAATACGATGATGGATGGGATTGCCCAAGATGCGGACTTAAACTTGTGGGAAAAACAGCAAGTGGATATCCGTTTGATGTGTTTGATTTACCAATTGATGAAATTGTGAAGTATTGCCCAGTATGCGGACAAGCGGTGATATGGAAATGACTGATAGAGAATCAATCATAAAGAAATGCCAAGAATGTATTGATTCTGGCGAACCGTCTCTGGATTACCATTTCTATTATGCCATCATTCGATTGCTGAAGCAACAGCCAGAACAGCCGCATGTCGTGACTTGTGAAGAATGCACGCACTGGGACAAGAAAAGCGGATTATCTGCACGGTGGTGTGAAACTTGGAAGGCGTACACAATGCGGCGCGAGTGGTGCAGCAGAGGGGGAAGAAGCGTTGATTGACAAAGAAACAGCAATAACTCATCTGCAAATCATTAATACATGGGCTGGGTTTGCGCTGGAAAAAGATATGAACTTTTTCACAAAAAAGACTTTTCAGGATATCGAAGAATGGACAATGGACGCAGTGAAATTGCTGAGAGAGCAGCCGGAAGTAATCCGGTGCAAGGACTGCAAGTGCATGCCCACAAGTCCACACGAACCGTCATGCTGGAAAAACAGAAGGCGCGGAGACGATGGAAATTGGTTCTGTGCTGATGGAATCAGGAAAGACGAGGTACAGAGATGAAGGACGATTACAGTGATGTGTTCTTTGATCAGGGTCTTGAATGTATAAATACTAATAACAACACGATATGCATCGTCTTGGACGGGCACGGAGGACCTTTGCATGATGCAGCATCGCGTGTGCTTGAGTTTTCAAAAGAACGGCTGCTGATACACACGCCTCCGAACCGGGCACTGAAGCCGACCGGGAAGATACGATTGAATGATTTGTATATTCTGAAGAAAGCACTCGATACTTACCTGACTTAAAGGAGAGATAGGGATGATTGACAAGGGGAAGGTTATCAAAGGGCTTCAAATCGAGCGCGAATGCGTAAGCCGGGACTGTGACCGTGGCTGTGGAAAATGCGACTTGGCACAGGATAGAGATTGGCTGCTGTCGGTGTATGACGATGCACTAGAACTGCTGAATGGGCAGGAAGCGAAACGAGTTATTGGTATAGCTGATTCTATCGATGGAATAGAAGTGGGTTATTGCCCGTCATGTGATAGAGCTATCGTAAACAAAAAGATTGATGAAACCAAATTCTGTAGGTACTGCGGACAGGCGGTGAAGTGGGATGGCTGATTCTGATAAAACAATAGATGGATTTGCATATTGGATTGAGAACGAGGAAAACGGGGTTTGTTATGTTCCGTTGAATCTTTGCGAAAAAATTATGGAACTGCTGAAAGAGCAGCAACCAATGAAACCAATATACAGCGAAGAAAAGTTTGGCGATCATCTCCCTCACTGCCCTGCATGTAAGAAAGTTTTACCAAGCATACCGGAATACGGAAAATCAAACTTTTGTCATAGATGCGGACAGGCGGTGAAGTGGGAATGACAAATCAAGATGCTGTCAAATGGCTCGACAATCTGAAACAAGACATTGGTCAGCTCAGACATGAAAATTTATGGAATTATGCACAGGCAATTGATGAAATTATCGAACTCCTAGAAAATTTGGAAGATTTAGAAAAGAAATATACTTCATTGCTTAAAGAAAAAATATCTGGACTAATAAAGGAAAATACAAAATTGAATTTAGAAATGAACCAAGCAATATCTGAACGGTCGATACATGCTGTGGATAGGAGGTGAAGTGAATGGACGACAGAGAGAAAATTATTACTGCCCTTGAAAAAGCGAAAAAACAATCAGAGGAATATGCACAGGAAAGAATAATTGTTCCATTCCGGGAAACGAACATGATCATTGCTCTGCTCAAAGAGCAAGAAACGAAAACGGGGAAATGGATTTTGGACGATGAAGACGCAAATTCATGGGAGTGTTCAGAGTGTGGTGGCTTACTGATAATCAACGATGGGACACCGCATGAAAACGATTGGTATTTTTGCCCATATTGCGGATCAAAACTTGAAGGACAGGCGGTGAAGTGGAATGTGTGAAGAGAGAGGGAAAATAGAATGTCCATTCTGCCGGAGCGATAACAATATTCCAATCAACCAAAAAACCCCACTGGCAGGAATCCGCTATACGCCAGAAAGCCACTGGAAAGAAGATGCCGATCCAGAATTCAAATACAATCATTCTGAATGGACAATATACATAAGGAGTGGAAGAACCAGCTTACAATTTAGAATATTCTTCTGCCCTATTTGTGGGCGAAAACTACCAGAAAAAAGGTCGGCGAAGTAAATGAGTGCAACGGTTTATAAATGGATTATTGTTTATGATGATGGCACGACAGAAGAAAAATGGGGAGAAAGTCCGTATGATTTTGCGGACGATTTGACAGAAGTGCCTGTTGCGATCATCCGAAATGGGTGGTAAGGCGGTGAAGTGGAATGCCTTGGATAACAGTAAACAGCGAACCGCCGAAACCGCCAACGTTTGAAGACCTCGGCTATGTGCAAGTTGTTCGATGCGAGGATTGTAAGCACTATATGACGATACATTGTACCTGTGACGGCTGTTGCATTTCTGATGATTGGTATTGCGCTGACGGAGAAAGGCGGTGAAGCGGGGTGACATATAAACGTGGTCAGGCCATTATATCTGTCTATCAGTTGGATAGCTTCGGGAAAAACCCGTCATTGTGGATAGGAACGGATGAACCGAGCCAGATGGTCAAAGTTGCTTCGTTTGGTAGCAAAGACAAAGCAGACAAGTTTTGCAAATGGTTGGAATACCTTCTTGGACTCAGCAACGATGGGCAGGAGGTAAAGTTGGAATGAACATCGGGCGTTTTGCTTTCGGAATCAGAAAACACGCAAGAGGATTCAAATGGTTTTATCATCCCTTGTTAAAGGCAAACGAAGAGAAGTTTTTTGTCTTCTTTGTGTGGATTGGATGGCATTTCTATGCCTGTTTTACGAAGTAAACAAACATTAAACAGGAGGATAAATCATGGAACTGAAAGACACGATTGAACTCATGAACAGCGCAGATTGGAAGAATCGCTTTATTGCTGAATACCTTCAGACGAAAATCCGCTATGAGAAACTGCATAAGCTGATTGTCAGGCGGGAAGTTGGCAAGCACGGCTTTGATACGCCCATCCCGTTTGAAAGTTGGAAAGAACAGGCGTATCACATGGGACTGTATCTGTATGAGCTTGAAAAGCAGGCCGTTCTTCACGGAATCGAACTGCCGAAGGTGTGACTTAAAGTTGCTGCACCACTGGAGGATAGTATAAACGCAACAATATATGTTGGCAATATGAGAGAGGAGTGAAATCATGAGAATCAAGCTGGACGCACACGGAATCATGCCGGAACGCGCACATTCAACGGATGCAGGGCTGGACATCAAAAGTCCATGCGATGTGTATGTGCCTGCAAACGGCGGCTGCATAATCCATACAGGTGTACACGTTGAGCTGCCTGAGCACACTGCAGGCCTGCTTGTCAGCAAATCCGGGCTGAATGTCAAGCACGGCATTACAACCACAGGATTGATTGACGAGGGCTATTCAGGAGAGATTGTTGTGCGCATGGACAATCACGGCAGCACTGGCTACCTTGTGCACAAGAACGACAAAATCACGCAGCTTGTCGTGATCCCGGTTTACTATGAGCACATCGAAGTCGTTGAAGAACTGTCTTCTTCCGAAAGAGGCGCAGACGGCTTTGGCTCAAGCGGAAGGTGATCACATGACGCACTGTGAAAGAGTACTGGATTATATGCGCAGGAAGGGCAGCATATCGCAGAAGGAAGCTGCTGAAGCATTCGGCTGTGAACGCCTTTCCGGGCGCATCTACGATCTGAAGCGCATGGGACACAAGATTGTCACGACGTTCGACACAAAGCCAAACCGTTTTGGCGATATGACACGGTTTGCACGGTATTACCTGATTACAGAGGAGAATGATCATGGCACGACGGCACAGGAAAGTTCAGGACAGCATATATGATCCATTGCCGCCATACGACAGGACAAAGCTGGTCAAGAATTACGAGCCTTGGCAGGAGCTTGCTGCGAGCGTTGTATACACTGCGCTCTGTGATTACCAGAGACTCAAAGACAGTGACTCACGAGCAGCAGCAGCACTGCGTAGATGGCTGCATTCGGACTGGTGCAGCGTGCTTGCGCCGGGATTGGATATGGACATGATCATTGAGTCAATCAACACGGGGAGCAGGCGACTTATACCGGGATCATGCAGAAATACTTGGGATTATTAAAGGGGAATGCGCAATGGCTGATTACACACCGCTGAAAGGGAGCGAATGGGATGCGCTTCGCAGGCTCATCGTTGCATTTGATACGCTCATGCAGACCGAAGACCCGTTAAAGAAACGCCTGCAGGGCATTAAAAACGGCTGGCGTGATTACAGGATGGTACAGACCGTCATGGGGCGACTTATGGGAGAAATCTGCGACACAATCCCAACAGAAAAACTGGTGGCTATCCGGGATGAACTGCAGAATTCACGGATTACGCTTGAGGTCATGAGTCCGGGGTGGTCTGGGAAAAAGCCGCACGGCGCAATCTATCTGGATGATAAGGCATATGAGCGGCTTGTCAGCAGAGCAATGCAGCTCGAATGCTTTATGTGCGACAAGTGTGGCAAGGAAGTCAAAAAGTGTAAGCTGCACAAGGATATTGTGAGTACGTTACATTACGAGCCAGACGAGATCAAGGAAGGTATGCACTGCGAACTTGCAGGCAGATCAACAATTCTAGAGGAGGAATGAACCATGAGAGACTTTTATCGTAATTCTGAGGGGTACAATGACCCGACAGCTTTTGGTGGATTGAGCAGTGCTGTAAGCGAAGACATCAAAGAGGCTGACGAGCGTATGAATCTGCTTATAAAGACAGTGAAAAACCTGATCCACCTTGCAGGCTTTGAACTTGTAAGCCGGATTGAGGTTGAGGACAAGAAAACAGGCAAGCAGTACAGATAAGGAGCATAGGACTATGAATGAATGCAGATTTGTTGGGAATGTCGTAAAAACGCCTGAGATTGCGCAGACGAAGACGGGCAAGTCAACCTGCTCAATACGTCTTGCAATTCCGCGCAGATACAGAAATCAGCAGACGGGTGAGCGTGAAGCAGACTTCCTGCTTTTCACGGCATATGAGGCACTCGCGGATCATGCAGTCAAGTATCTACGGCAAGGCGCAAAAATCCTGATGAGCGCACACGTGCAGACCGGAAGATATGAGAAAAACGGGGAGACCGTATACCGAACTGATTTCATTGCAGATGGCATTGAATTCCTCAATCTCGTCGGGCTGGACAACCAGCAAGCGCCTGCAGCCGCTGAGCCGAAGCGCACAAGCGATGGCTATATGGATGTATCGGATGCAATGCAGGAAGAACTGCCATTCTGAGTGCGGAGGGCTTGCACATGATGCCTGAGAAAGCCTACACGATGCTCAAGTCGTACAAGGAGTATCTTGGCCGCTGCGAGTATCTCAAGCTGCTGATTGATGACCTGAAAACGGACGCAGAATTGTGGTCTGCGCATGCAACAGACGAACTGCCGATCATGGGTGGCCAGAATCTGGACGGAATGCCGCGAGGAAATGCCGTAGGGAATCCAACAGAACGACTTGGGATACTGCTGGCAGACGGGTACAAGCCTGCTGCACTGGCTGAGCTTGAGCAGAAAATCGCCGATTATGAGTTAGAGCTGCGCATGAAATCAATTGCCGTACATTTTGTTGATGCTTGGCTCAGTGGGCTGACAGAAAAGGAACGCACAATTGTCAAGATGCAAGTAATTGATCAGTCCTGCTGGCGTGAGGTGGTGGCAGCGTACAAGGAAAAATTCGGCGACGAGTACAGCAAAGAAGGCCTGAAGCGCATACGTGACAGGGCATTGGAGAAAATCTATATCATGGCTCAATAAAGGATGCCGCATGAGCGGCTTCTTTTTTGAAAAAAATTCATTTTATTTTAAAAAACCTATTGACAATTATCTTATAATGCTGTATCATAAGCATGTACCAAGAAACAAGAACAAAACGAGGAGGAAACGACAATGACTAAGCAGGACATCAGAAACATCTACACCCAGAAGGTTACCGAACTTCTGAGCAAGGGCTACACCATTTTCCCGGACACTATGAGCGGACATCAGGGTGAAATTGCCCACATCGATCTTTCAAACGGTGACGAAATCATCCGGGTTCTTCTTGAATGCAAGCAGGACATTTCCCTTGAAGAGGATGGATACACGGGCGACATCATCCGCTTAGTTGTTGGCAGAGCAGGGGAAGACACACGTTTATCTGATTGCTGGGCTGGCTTGATCTGGAATCAGCGGCTTGAGATAATCGAAGAACTCAAATGGGCGTACATCGAATCCAAGCGTTACCATGACTGGTATGTAAGCATTGAAGAAGGGAAAAGGATCAAAAAGGTGCAGCGCGAACGCAGAAAGATCAAGAGTGGAAACGACAAGTTTTCTCATATAAGTCTGGATCATCTGGAGCTTGAAGGAGATAAATACAAAGAGATCGCCAAGAAATGGCTGAAGAAAAACGGGGTGAAGCGTATCAGCGGAGATATCAGAATCACGCATGTGCGCTCTGAGTACGGAAATCGCTTCGAAATCAGTGCTGGAGCTAAGTCATTCACGTTTAATTGCAAATACTGAGAAAGGGGAAACAATCATGGGCTGGAATGTATACAGCGTTATGCTGAACAAGGACACAAGGAACTTCGGTGGTATTGAGTGGGTTGTTGACGGTGAAAATGGCAGAGCTACCTATCCGGGAATTCTGCGCAAGGAAGAAGCAAGGCGGCTGTATCAGGCTGGAAAATCGTTCAGCACGACAGAGCAGGCAATGGCTTTTATTTTGAAGAATCAGCACGAATAAACGAGAAAACAGGCACGAAGAGCACGAAAGGGGCAAAGAAAATGAATAAGGCATACATCATGAGAAGCACTCCACGGCAGATCGTGGAAGAAAATTCAGTTGACGAGATCGGCGCAGCGTTTGATTCGTATGTTACGGGATCAAACCGGAATCCGGATTTCCTGTTTGACGGCACTTGCCCGGATGAATACTTGGATGAGGATTTCACGACAGAAATCTGTGAGCAGCTGCTTGTCGAGTGGTATGACGAGCGTGATGAAGAAAGGGAATGCACAGCCGAAGAGCTTGTGATTGCTTACAAGCTGCATGTGGCTTGGTACGTCAAGGTCAATCAGGAAATGGAGGTGGCAGTGTGATCGTCAAGGACGGGAATTGGCTGCGCATGAGCATTGAGCGCATGCGCGAGCTTTTCTTGGGCAGCTATTCTGACAAAGAATGGGAATCACTGAAGCGGATCACGCTGGAAGTGGCTGAGCTGGTCAAGACAGTCACGGGCGGCAACAGTGAGGACGTTGCGCGGCTTATGACAAGAATGATTTTTCATCCGAGTGAAGTGCAGTACATATGCCAGAAGGTTGACGCGAGTGTTTACAACGTCGCACTTTTGCATGCAAATGTAAACAGTCAGAATTCACAGCAGAGACAATAAACATTGACAATTCCATTATACTTGTGTAAAATATTGATGAATACAGAAGAAATTCGGGAGGCATTTATGAGGAAACGAGTTAAGGTATACTATGAGGACGGTACTAGATCATATGCGGAGCTTGAAACTGCGGGCAAACCGAAAATGATTGTGGGCGGCATGGACTACGATCTGCAGTCCTTCGCAGCCACTGGGGCTGTTGTTGCTGTCAATGATCAAAATGTCCTGAATCTGCTGCTGTCAAACGGCATAAGCGCAAGACCCACGAAGCAGACAACCATCACGATCAGCGTGAGCGAGTCACTGAAAGAACGGATTGACAACGAGGCAAGGCGCAGGGGCTGGAAGGTAACCAAGCTTCTTGTCACTGCAGTTGAAGAATGGATGGCAAATCACAGGTAATACCATGAGCCGCATAAGCGGCTTATTTTTTTGCAAAAAATTTCAATTTTCCTTAAAATACTTATTGACAATTATCTTATTATGCTGTATTATATGCATGTAAGCAAGAGCAAGCAGGATTGAGGAGGCGCTGAGAATGTTCAATCTTTACTGGAAGGAACGCATGCCGGATGGCAGCAACACAGTCAAATCCAAGGTGTTCAGCGACAGGGAAGAGCGTTTCCGCTTCATCCTGAAGCTTGAACGGAATCCATTTTTTGTAAAGGTACTGGAAGCATAAAGGAGGACGAAAACCATGAAGATTCTTGGAAGCAAAAACGTTTACCTGTCCCGGACATTGATTGAGTCCGTGGTCTGGAACATCAAGCTGTACCTGATGAATAGGTACGGAATTTCTCAGGCAGAGAGCGATCTAGCACCGCTTTCATGGTACATTGGTACTGGCAGGGCATCACGCGAATTCCTGCTGCTGCTCGCACGGGTGAAGCCCTACATGATCGGCAGAAAGCTTCACGAAGGTGGCAGCTACAATGAAGCCATCGATCGTGTGAAGGCATATCTCAACACAAAGGCAGAAGAAGGGGAGGAAATCTAAGATGGCAATCAGAGAAGAAGTTACCAGCTACATCAAAGGGCTGGACGTAAACCAGCGCATTCAGCTCTGGAATCGTTATTGCGAGCAGACCAACATGTTCGACGATGAGATTTACAGCATAGAATCAGACTTTGACGAAATCATGCATGGCACAAAGCCGTTCGACTTGGCAAGAATGATTCACTTTGGCAGCTTTAATCCAATGGATGAGTATTTCTGGTTTGACGGCTATGGGAATCTTGAGAGCGGCAACGAGTATGAGCTTGACATTTATGACGAAGACATGGCTGATTTCATTGTACGGAGTGACGATGATCTTGAAGACGAAAGCATCAGAGAACTGCTTGACGGAAAGGAGGAAGAGTGATGTATACAAGATACCACCACAAGGGCAGAACGATTGAGGAACGTGGCCCGGTTTCATACTTCTTGGGCTTTCTGGACAATTACAGGCAGACTTACACACCTGCAGCAAGCTCTGAATCATACACTTATGGGTACAGACCTGCGCCAAGAAATGAAACAAATGTGGTCGTACACAGGCATTTTCAGAAAATTGTGCGATAATGCCCGGAACGTGATGCAAAAATTCACTATTTTTGTACTTGATCAGCTCGAAAGTACGAGCTACAATATACACAGCGGTCAATTTCCTTACGCAAGCGCGTCATGCGCTTGCATTTTTTATGCACAGAAATGATTCGGAGGCAAAAACATGAAAAAAGAATACATTTCGATGGACTTGAACGATCTTGTGCCATATGAAAACAATCCACGCAGAAACGACGATGCAGTGCCGTATGTTGAAGAAAGCATCAAGCAGGTCGGTTATATCACGCCTATTGTAATCGATGAGAACAATATTATCCTGTGCGGACACACACGTCTGAAAGCACTGCTGCACAGTGGAGAGAAAAAGGCAGACGTGCTGAAAGTTTCAGGTCTGACTGAAGAACAGAAGAAAAAATACAGGCTGCTTGACAACAAGACTGGCGAGTTTGCAGAATGGGATTTCGAAAAGCTTGAGGAAGAACTAAAAGACATTGATATTGGCGATTTTGATTTTGGGTTCAATTCATCCCAAGACATTGATTGGCAGAATGTGCAAGACTTAGATGAAAACACATACAAAGAACCCGAGCATGAGATGCTTGAATGCCCAGCTTGCCATCACGTAGACCGAAAAATCCATTTCAAGAAGGTCGATTCATGAAAATCTTTCTCAGCGGACTTGAAGCAAGCGGAGAGTTCGAAGGCATAAACGCATTGATTCCGAAGTACAAGTACATTTTATGTTCTTTTTATTATTTGACTCCAGACGTTTTCAGAAAAATCTTAGCCAAATCAGAGCTAATGATAATTGACAGTGGCGCTCACTCTTTCCAAAAAGGCAAAGCAGTTAAGTGGGACGAGTATACAAAAGCATACGCACAGTGGATAAAAGAGAATGATTGCGATAAGATTGTTGGCTATTTCGAGATGGATGTGGACAACATTCTTGGATATGAGAAAGTAAAAAAGCTGCGATCAATACTTGAACAAGTTTCAGACAAGATAATACCAGTATGGCACAAAAACCGAGGTGTCGAAGATTTCAAGAAAATGTGCGAAACACACCAAGGCAAGGTAGTTGCAATTACTGGCTTTAAGAATGAAGACATCAAAGATGACCAATATATGATGTTCCTGAAATACGCAAAACAATTTGGCTGTAAAGTACACTGCCTTGGAATGACACGAAAGAAAATTCTCGATCATGTTCCTTTTGACTTTTGCGACTCTTCGTCATGGAAACAGCAAGCAATTTATGGACGGGTTGGAGACAGAAAAGTCAGCAGAGAATTCAGCAAACAACACAGAGACAGAGTTATGGCAGAAAGTTTTAAGAATGCAATGAAAATGCAGGAACATTATTACAGACTTTGGCAGAAAGAATGCAAAGATTAACGATGTTACCCAAAACCATCGTAAAAAAAATTAAGGAGAATTACCAATGAACGAGTTTATCTTATTTGCATCTGGAGTGCTTGCCTATTTGTGCGTTGCAATAATAGCAAGACTGTTTGGAAAAACAGGACTGTTCACATGGATTGGAATCAGTACAATTCTTGCCAATATTGCTGTTGCCAAGCAAGTTGACATGTTCGGAGTGAGCGTAACACTGGGTAATATAATGTTTTCCAGTACCTATCTCGCTACGGATATTTTAACAGAAGGATACGGACATAAAGCTGCAGCAAAGGCTGTGTATATAGGCCTAGTTTCTGCGCTGGTATTCATTGTGTTCGGGATTTTTGTTAATAGCTACAAGCCAAATAGCCTCGACTTTGCTGCCAAACCGTTGAATGAAATACTGTCTTTTTCTATTAGGACGACTTCCGCCAGCGTAATTTGTTTCTTTTTGTCAAACCTAGCTGATGTTTACATTTTTGAAAAGTTTCGAGAACATTCCACAAAAAATCTTTGGCTGCGGAATAACGTATCGACTATTCTGTGCAATTGTCTTGAAAATTTCGCGTTCACCTTTGCTGCATTTCTCGGGATTTTTGACGCTCAGACATGCTTGTCAATCGCACTTAGCACATGCGTTGTAGAGACTGTTTGCGGATTACTAGACACGCCATTTGTTTATTTGGGTAGAAAGTGGGTACTCAAGAGAGAAACCAAAGATTAATAGTATAAACTAGTGACAATTCAAATAATAAAGCCAAATGACTGAAACAAGGGAAGTGATAACCATTGAAGGCAAGAGAGTGGACTGGGTAAAGATCAAGTCCGAATATATATCCGGTATCATTAGCCAGAGGGCACTTGCTGCCAAATATGGTATAAATCCAACTCTTGTAATGACTCGTGCAAAGAAAGAAAAATGGACTGCTGAACGAGATGCCTTTCGCCAAAAAGCCATAGCAAAAGTGGAGCAGAAAAGCATCAATATTATTGGCGAAAATGCTATAACCGCAAGAAGGATACAACAGAAGCTGCTGCTGCGCCTTGAACGAGAAATTGATGCGCTGCCTGAGTCTATAGGCACTGACCTGCACCAGAACGTCAGTAATTTTGAGTATGAGGAAGGGAAGAAGGGCAAGCCCGGAGCACTCAAAAGGAAAACGGATGGCGTGAAGTCGTTCAGGCTTCGTGATCTTACTGCGGCGTGGAAAGACTTATCTGATGGACTGCTTGACAACAACGACACTGTGGACGATCCGCTTGATAAACTTCTGGAAAGGCTAGACAATGAGTCAAGACATACTCAGCAGTAAGCAACAGCAGTACTGGCGCGAAGCAGACCACAGATGGAATGTCAAGGAAGGCGCAACACGAAGCGGAAAAACATACCTTGACTATTTTGTCATACCAAAACGATTGAAGGCTGGCCACGGCAAAGAAGGACTGAACGTCATTCTTGGCAACACACGTGAAACAGTCAGAAGAAATATCATTGTCCCGATGCAGGGTATGTATGGTGCGCAGCGTGTTTCGGACATAAAAGCAGGTGACAATTCCTGCATGATGTTCGGAGAAAAAGTATACGTGCTAGGCGCAGACAATATCACGCACGTCGATAGGCTGCGCGGCGCGTCGATAAAATACTGCTATGGCGATGAGATTGTTACATGGGCAAAAGAAGTTTTTGAAATGCTTAAAAGCCGCATGGACAAACCATACAGCATTTTCGACGGCACATGCAACCCGGATTCACCGCAGCATTGGTTTTATCATTTTCTCGAGAGCGATGCAGACATTTACAGGCAGAACTACACACTGTTCGACAATCCTTTCCTGCCAGCTTCCTTTGTGGAAAACCTGCAGAAGGAATACGAGGGCACTGTGCTGTATGACAGGTACATTCTTGGGCTTTGGGTGGCTTCAGATGGCGCACTGTTCACGACTTACCCGGCGTATACGGATAATGAGAAGATGCTGCAGAACGGCATTGCTCACATAGACGCAGCCTACGGAGGCGAGGACTTCACAGCATTTACTTGCTGCAAGAAAGTAAAAGGCAAGGACGGAAGCGTGAAGCTGTATATATACGGCAAGCTCTGGAGACAGCACGTGGATACTGTGCTGGACAGATGCCTTGCAGATGCTCAGCGGCTCATGTGTGCTCCGATTTACTGCGAAGACAACGGTGACAAGGGCTTTCTTGGAAGAGAAATCAGGAACAAAGGATTCTATGCGCACGTCTACACTGAGCACGAAAACAAATACGTAAAAATAAGCACATATCTGCGCAAATGGTGGCCGAACGTGGTTTTTCTCAGCGGCACAGACAAGGCGTACATACAACAGATTATGTCATACACAGATTCTGCGGAGCATGATGACGCTCCAGACAGCGCAGCCTGCTGCGTCAGGTTGCTTGACAGGAGGTAACGATGGAAATCACTGAATCTATGTCCTACACTCCGCAGGAAGCTTGGGACGAACTCAAAGCACGCAGCTTTGAATACTTCGACATTTACAATGCAGCATACAGCGGAAAACACCTTGATCTGGCGAGCACGGCAGAGTTCGGTTCTTTCTGGAAACGAAAAGGCAAGGTCAAGCTGCATGTGCCTGCTGCTGCTGACATCGCAAATACAGCAGCGAATCTGCTTTTCGGGGAAGAACCACGCTTCACAATCTACGACAGCGTGAAGGGCAAGACGGAAGACGAAAGTCAGCCGCGACTGAGCGAGATCATCACGGAAAACATGCTTATCCAGAAACTGCATGAATCTGCTGAGCTGGGCAGTGCTTCAGGTGATGTCTTCCTGAAATGCAAGTATGACAAAGATAATGCCACGATGCCAATCATCGACATTGTAAAGGCGCAGGACGCTCTGCCTGAGTACAGACTGAGCAAGCTGGAATGCATCCACTTCTTCACCGTCCTGCACTATGACCGGAATACAGGCACATACTGGCGCGTGTATGAGAAGTACGAGCACGGAAAGATCACGACCAAGGTTTTCAAAGGCGATGCGTCAAATCTTGGCAGTGAGGATTCAGACGCGCTGCAGATGCTGGGAATCGAAGAGGAAACACTGACACCCGTGCAGATGCTTCTGGCTTCGCATGTTTTCAACGTACGTCCGTCGCGCGTGTGGCGAACCAATGACAAAGGGCGTTCAGACTTCGAAGGCCTGCGCGATATGCTGGACAGCCTTGATGAGGTTTACACAAGCTGGATGCGTGACATTCGGCTTGCAAAAAGCCGCTTGATTGTTCCGGCTGAGTATCTGCGCAGGAACAAGGATGATATGTTCCCTGATGGGCAGTATACATACGACTTCGACGAAGATGTGGAAACGCTGGTCGCTCTGGACATCATGAACGATGCCAACATGACCATCACTCCGAGTCAGTTTGCAATCCGGTCTGCAGAGCATGCAACCACGTTCGACACAACGCTGAAGACAATTGTCAGCATGGCAGGATACAGTCCGCAGACATTCGGCCTTGATATACAGGGCAACGCTCAGTCCGGCACATCGCGCAAGATTCTGGAGCGGAAATCACTGGAAACCAACAAGAAAAAACAGGCATACTGGGTGAATCCTTTGCAGAAATTCATGACGGCAGTCATGCAGCTGGACAAAGCCCTGTATGGGAATGACAAGCTGCACGACTCAGACATGGTTCGTGTGGAAATGCATGACCCTGATATCAATGACCCGACAGAAGTTTCCAGCACGGTCAACATGCTGCGCAGCGCACAGGCAGCGAGCACAGAAGTGCTGGTCAAGATGCAGCACAACGACTGGACGCAGGAACAGGTAGATGAGGAAGTGCAGAAAATCAATGAGCAGTATGGCATTGAATCCATCGTTCCTGACCTGATAAGTGGCGAGGGTGAGAATCCGTGACCGAACTCGAATTCGAAGAGCTTGGCGAGATGATTCTGAAGACATATTCGGAAGCTGAGTTTGAAATGCTCAGAAGAGTGTCTAAACGGCTCGCTAAGGGCGTTCGTCAGCCGGGGTGGACAGAGGTCAAGGCTGCTGAGACAACGGCTGCTAGACGCGAAATAGAGGCGATTCTGAGCAAGGCACACACAAAGTCTTTCACAGACCCGTTGCTGAAGAAGGTCACTGGTGCATACGGCGGCAGTCAGGCTGCATGGGTATATGAGAACAGACGGCTTGTGGAAGCACTGAGCTTGGACACACAAATGCCAAACGCATCCAAGGTTGCGACAATCCTGCGAGAACTGAGCGAGAACGTCAATGCTGCAGAGCGGCTTGTGCTCCGGCAGTTTGACGACAAATATGCAAAAGTCATCGGACACACTTCTTCCCTTGTGGCCACTGGTACTTACACGAATCGTCAGGCGCTTGCGATCAGCCTGCGTGAATTCGCAGACGAGGGCATCACGGGATTCACAGACCGGGCAGGCAGGCGTTGGAATCTTTCGTCATATGCAGAGATGGCACTGCTGACAAGCATTGAACGTGCAAGCCGCGAAGGCTACATGGATATGATGCGCATGTATGGGTATGACTTGGCTGTTATTTCCAGCCACGTCGGCGCATGCCCAATCTGTGCAGCATGGGAAAATGTGGTCATCAGCATTTCCGGCTCAGACAGCAGATATCCTTCGCTGGATGACGCTGAAGCTGCTGGCGTTTTTCATCCGCGATGCATGCATGATTACTATACATACCATGAGAGCATCGACGACGGCACGACACGGGACAGACCAAGGCCGATTGAAGAACCAACAGAAGAGTACACTGCACGCAGCGAGCAGCGGTACATGGAACGTCAGGTCAGAAAGTACAAGAACCGCATGGCTGTTGCTGCTGATTATGTTGAAGAGCGTGAGGCGTACAATAAGGTAAAATACTGGCAGTCAAGAATCCGTGCGCATCTGGTGCAGCACGAGAAAAAAGTGCTTCCACGCAAGTACTGGCGCGAGGGCGGCAGGGTGAAGCTGAGATTTACGAGGTGATAAAAATGGAGTGGGATACATACGAGCTAGACAAGGAAACACTGCGCAATCTGTATCAGCTTTTCAAGGCGGTTGACTCTGCTGATGCTATATACAAGCCCTGTCAGGACAAGGCTTTCCGGCAGTACATCAAAGACACCATGAAAGCAGCCAATATTCAGAAGGCTTTCCACAAAGTCGGGCGAATGATCGGCGAGGAACATAACATCTGATAAAGAGCGCAGCAATGCGCTTTTTATATATGCCGCCTGTGGGGCTATCACAGGACTGCAAACAGCCGTGTGGCGACGGCAAAAAAATCGCTTATGCAGGAGGAATTACATGGATATTTCAATGCTTCGCACACATCTTGGGGATGAACTTTACGCTCAGGTAGAGGAAAAACTTGGTTCGCTTGATGGCTTCCACGTGATCCCTACGAACGACGGTAGCTGGCTACCGAAGAGCAAGCTTGACGCTGAGATCGACAAGCGCAAGACCTTGCAGACGACAATCAACGGACTGACCACGGAACTGAATGATGCCAAAAAGCGCATTGAAGAAAGCTCCACCTTGCAGACGAAGGTTGACCAGCTCACAAAAGACTTGGAAGACCGGGACAAGTCCATTACGCAGATGAAGCGCAGCGGAAAAATCCGGGACGCACTCGTGAAGGCAAAAGTCCGCGATGCAAGCATCGTGGAAAAACTGCTTGACGGTGACAAGATCGGTGAAGATGACAAGGGCAATCTCACCGGGCTGGATGAACAGCTCAAAGCCCTGCAGGAAACCAGCGCATACCTGTTCGACACGAATCAGCCTGCCAGACGGGCTGGATTCGACTTCGGCAGTCACGCTGGAAACGGCGGTGGACACGATGACCACAGCGATGTGAATGCTGCGATTCGTGCTGCTGCTAGACGATAAACAGAAGGAGAATGAACATGCCTGATATTATTGATCGCAACGGCGCAGCCGTACTGATCCCTGAAGAACGCAGCCGTGAAATCCTCGAAGCTGCCCCTGAACAGTCCGTTGCAATGCGTCTGATGCGCAGACTGCCGGATATGTCTTCCAAGACTCGCAGCATTCCTGTGACTTCTTCGCTGCCGACAGCAAGCTTCGTCAATGGCGACACTGGCCTGAAGCCTACCACCAACATGACTTGGGAACATGTCGTGCTGACCGCAGAGGAAATCGCAACAATTGTCGTAATTCCTGAGAACGTGCTTGACGACTCTGACTATGACATCTGGGCGAACGTCCGGCCTCGTCTGGTTGAAGCCATCGGCGCAGCTTTCGACAAGGCTGTCCTCTTTGGCGTGAACCGTCCTGCCACTTTCCCCAAGGGAATTGTTGAAGGCGCAAGCGACGCATACAACACACTCGTCTATGATGCATCCACAGGCCTGTATCAGCAGCTGCTTGGCGAGAATGGCCTTGTCAGTCTCGTTGAGGAAGACGGCTTTGTGCCGAATGGCTATGTCGGCGCCATCAAGATGCGCTCCAAGCTGCGCGGTGCTGTGGACGAAAACGGTCTGCCCATCTTTGGCCGTGCGACCTATCGCGACGGCGTACAGGGCAAGGCTCGTTTTGAGCTTGACGGCTCTGACATCTATTTCCCGAACAGCGACGTGATTGATGACACTCGTGCGCTGCTCATCGGCGGCGACTGGAATCAGGCTGTCTGGGCAATGCGCACAGACATCACCACCAAGCTGCTGACCGAATCCGTGATCACCGACGAGGACGGCAAGGTACTGATCAACCTTGCACAGCAGGACAGCGTCGCACTGCGCGTTGTGTTCCGTGCTGGCTGGCAGCTGCCGAACCCGCTCAACCGTGTGAACCCGGTAAAGGCACTCCGTTATCCGTTTGCTGTGCTTGCTCCTGCTTCCAGCGAACCTGCCGATCCGGGCAATTCCTAATTCGGACTCAGCACAGGCTGAGCCCTGAAAGGAAGTAGTATCTGTATGAAGGTAAGACTCACAAAGCCCCTGCCTCAGCCTCAGTTTGGTAGAGTGATTCCTGCAGGCGTGATCTTAGAAGACGCGCCTGAGGAACTCATGAAAAAACTCGTTCGGCAAGAGAGGGCCGAGTGGGTTTTCCCGAGGGCAGAGGACAGAAGCGTTACGCCTCCAGACGCTGATCCTCTGCCCGATATAAAGCAGACTGACAGCGTACAACGCATCAGAACACGCAGAAGGAGAAAGGTTGAAGAATAATGGGCGATGTACATGAAACTGTTCCTGAACCGACAGAAGAGATTCTGGAAATGTTCAGGGATAAAATGCATGCGTTCATATTTCCCAACACTCCTGTAACCGATGCTGAGCAAGCAGTCTTTGAAAAGGCTGTGAGGTATCAGTACGCGCACGAAGCAACGCAGGCGATCAAGGCAAGCGGTATTCCAAATGGCGTGGCATCGTTCAAGATCGGTGATTTTTCCATGTCCTTCGGGGATGGATACAACGACGGAAGATTGACGAAAAAAACCATTTGCCCGAGTGCCTACGGCCTGCTGCTTCGTGAAGGTCTGCTGTACAAAGGCGTTGAGGGAAGGCGATAGCATGGCATTGATTGATTTTGTGCTAACGCAGGAAGCGACTGTCACGCCTTGGCTTCGAGAAGCTGAAGGCGAGGATATCTATGGCGAACCTGAGACACGCAAGTGCAGAATTCAACACGGCGATCATCTGCGCCATACATACGTCAACCCGAATGGCGCATTTGATCAAGTCGAAGCACGGGCGAAGCTTTTCTGCACTGGTGATCCGATTCCGACCAGAAGCATTGTAGAGTGCGAAGGTGAGCGGTTTATCGTGCTGGATTGCTATATCGCGCACGGATTCCAAGCGTCGCATCTGGAGGTGACGCTGCAATGAAAGTGAAAGTCAAGGCAAGCCTTGACAAAGCACTTATCAAAACGGTGACCAAGTATGGCACGAAGGAAGGCGTATGGGCTGCACTTGACCATCTTGCTGCAGTTTCCAAGCAGCAAGTGCCACTTGACGAAGGCACACTGCGCTTTTCCTGCGCTGTGAGCGTCAACGAGGACGGCACACAGGGTGCTGTATCATACGACACACCATATGCTGTCGTGCAGCATGAGAACACGTGGTACAGGCATCAGCGTGGCCGAAAAGCCAAGTATCTTGAAGACCCGGCCAATGATCCAACTGTGCATGAAGAAATGCGTCAGCTGATCAAAGAAGCCTATGCGAAGCATATGTGAGGTGGTTGAATGAACCTGCTTGAACAGATCGCATACCACCTGCAGCTTTGCGGAGTCGGAAAGGTGGCCACGGCTGAAGAGGATGGCGACATCCACTGGGGCAGAATGCCTGACCAGCCGGACGACTGCATATGCGTCTTTTCCTCTGATTCATCCGTTCCCGGACTGAATTCGCGAGCAAGAATCCAAATTATGAATCGCTCCAAAAATGTGCGCAGGGCATATGAGACTGCTGTGCAGATTTCGGAAGAATTCGATGACTTTGCTGGATTTCTTGGTGGGGATGGCGCATACGTGCATACTGAGGTCATCAACGCTGCGACCGGACTTGGCGCAGACGAGAAAAAACGTGAAATCTATGTAACCAATATCACTGTCCAATATTGCGGATAGGAGGAATGCTTTATGGCAAGAGGGCGTAAAAGTGGATGCCCTACTAACGTGCGTGACTGGCTCATCTATATTCTGGACAAGGCCATCACTGCACAAGAGTCTTGGGTGCGCATCCACGGACTTTCCAGCATGACCTACGGTCACGATTCCGAGACTGAGGACGGCAGTGCCGATACCGATACTTGGTCCGAACCGTATGTCACAAAGCGCAGCGGCTCGCTGACGCTTGAAGGCAAGCCTGTTGTAGACGCAGGCACTGGCGATCCTGACCGTGGTCAGGAAATGCTTGATGCATACGCTGAGCAGGCAGGCTGCGACGGCGACGCAACCCTGAAAATCATTGACCCGTTTGGTCATACCATCGTGGCCGACTTTATCGTCACTTCGTCTGAGCGCAGCTCCGACGACACTGAAAACACGGTATCTTGGGATCTTGAGCAGGTCGGCGAACCTGAATCCCTGCCGTATGTGCAGGTCGAGTCTGTCACCATCAAGGATGGTGCTTCTGCTGCAGAAAACCTGACCATGCAGATCGGCGACGCTGCGAAGATTCTGACTGTTACCTTCAACCCTGAAAACGCATCCAATACACGTTTCCGTGTAAACGTTTCCGGGAGGCGGTATGTGAGTGTCAGCAACATCACAGAGAACAGCTTTACTATCACGGCTATGGCAGCAGGCTCTGCCACCGTGACGGTGACTTCGATGAACAACGCCAAAACTGCTTCCGTCAGTGTGACGGTAACGCAGTAAAAAATTGACATTTGAGGGCAGGGCAACACCTGCCCTCTACTTGTGTATATGGAGGTATATGGTTTTATGGCAAGGCGCACACTTAATTTCGATAATTTCATGTCAGAAAAAAAGGCAGAGTATGTTACCGTCACAGTTTATGGCAAGGCATACAAGATCAAGCGGCAGATTCCGGCAATTGTACCTGTTATGATGGCTCGTGCAGATGAATCCACTGCACAGGGTGAGGTCATGCTTGCTGTGCTTCGTGCAGGCGATATCATTTTTGGCAAAGATGCAATCAATGAATTCACCGAAAAAGGCATGTCTGCTGATGAGTTGGCAGCTCTGATTCAGCAGACGTTTTCCCTGATCTCCAATACGGACGTTGACGGGGATGACGTGGACGACGATACAGCTGAGTACGATGACGAGAGCAGCAAGGTTGTTGCGCCAAGGCGTAGAACAAAAAAGTAAATCTGCTCCATATTTGGGATGCCGTAGAAGCTGATTTTCTGCGCGATTACGGTATTGATCTTATGGAGCAATTGGAAACAATGAGCTGGAGAAGGTTCGTTGTCTTGTATCGAAACCTGACTCCATACGGTGCTGTTGCCAATCGCGCAGAAAAAATCCGCGAGGAAGAACCGCAAGAGCTTTCTGAGGAAGAAGGCCGCGAACAGGCAACGGCTTTCTTCTCGCGGATCATGTCAACAGGAAGGTGATAGCATGGCACTGAAGGTTGGCGAGCTTTTTGCAAGCTTCGGCATAGACACAAGCGGCGTTGATAAAGAGCTTGCGAATCTGGAATCAAAATTCAACTCGGTAGGAAAGGGGCTGGCACTGGGTGGCGCGGCAATGAGCGCAGCAGTGACAGCCCCTTTAGTCAATTTCGGCAAAGATATTTACAAGACAGGCACTGAGTTCGGCCAGAACATGGCGCGTGTTTTCGCCACAGCAGGGCTTGACAAAAGCGTCGCAAAAGACGCAGAAGCGATGGAAGCCCTGCGAGCCAAGGCCATTGAGATGGGCAGCACAACGCAGTTCACATCCGCTGAAGCTGCAGAAGCTTTCAATTACATGGCAATGGCTGGCTGGAAAAGCGAGCAAATGCTTGACGGCATTGCGCCTGTAATGAACCTTGCTGCTGCATCTGGCGAAGAGCTTGGCCTTGTATCTGATATTGTTACGGACGCATTGACTGCATTCGGCTTGAAAGCAAAGGACGCAGGCCATTTTGCTGACATACTTGCTGCAGCATCCACAAACGCCAACACCAACGTCGGCATGCTGGGTGACTCGTTCAAATACGTTGCTCCGCTTGCAGGCGCAATGGGATTCAGCGCAGAGGACGTTGCCTTGTCTCTTGGCTTGATGGCAAACTCAGGAATCAAGGCATCTCAGGCTGGCACGTCGATGCGCAGTATCATCACACGATTGGTAAAGCCGACCAAGGAATCTGCGAAGGCAATCAAGGACTTGGGCATCAGAACAACCGACAGCAGTGGCAAAATGCTGCCGCTGAACGAGATCATCCAGCAGATGCGCCAATCATTCGCAGGACTGGACGAAGCCCAAAAAGGCATGTACGCATCCATGCTCGCAGGCCAGTACAGCATGTCCGGCTTGCTCGCTCTCGTGAATGCGTCTGACGACGACTTTGAAAGCCTGATGAAAGCCATTTATGGATGCGATGGCGCAGCTAAGCAGATGGCAGAAACAGCCCTTGACAGCGCTGCTGGTGATATTGTCTATTTCAAGTCTGCTCTGGACGGCTTGAAAATCAACCTTTGGGAGCTTGTACAAGGCCCATTCAGAAGTGTAATTCAGCAGGCTACTGAGTACGTCAACGCTTTCAACGGGATGGACAAGGCGACGCAGAAAAGCGTACTGAAGACAGGAGTTTTTGCTGCAGCAATCGGCCCTGCCATGATGGGCTTGGGCGGCTTGGTATCTGCTGCTCCGCAAGTCGTCAAGGCACTTGCTCTAATGAATTCTCCGCTCGGGTATGTGGGCATTGGTCTGCTCGCACTGGGTGCAGCAGCTATGGACACAGACAACTCCATCGGCAGAACGATGGAAAGCATGGCTTCGACAATCGGCAAGCAGTCTGCAAAAATGACCAAGTACCTTGCTGAGAATTCGCAGGACATGGCTGAGCGCGCAGGAAACTTCCTGAAGTCGCTGCGAAAAAGCATCACTTCTGCTCTTCCCGGCGTGCTTGACCTAGGTGCAGAATTCGTAAAAACAATGATGGATGGCATTGCTGCGAATATCACAGACATTGCCAACATAGGCACTGAGCTTGTGCACCAAATCGCAGAATCCGTCACGCAGAATGCGCCTGAGCTTATTCCGTCTGCGCTGAATCTTGCGAAAAAGCTTATTTTCGGCATGCTGGATTCCATTCCGAAGTTGATTACAGACATCGGCAATATCGCCATAGCAATCGGCGAAGCTCTGCTGACTTACGACTGGGCGAAAACCGGGAAACAGCTCTGGGAAAAGCTGAAGGAAGCTTTCAATGCTGCTGTTGCTGCGGTGACAGGCCTTGGCGACACGATCAAGGAAAAATTCGGCGCAGAGAATTGGCATGATGTCGGCGTAAAAATCTGGGAGAAAATCAAGTCAGGCATTTCTGCCACAGGCGATTGGATCAAGCAGCAAGTGCTTGGCGATGAATACACACCGGATTCAACGTGGCTGGATGTTGGCAAAAAGCTCTGGGATAAGATCAAGGAAGGCATCAAGACTGTCAGCGACTGGCTGAAAGAGCTTGTCGGGTTTGAGCCGGACACGAGCTGGGGCGACATCGGGAAAGCCATCTGGGAGAAGATAAAAGCTGGAATCAAAGCCACAGGAGACTGGCTGAAACAGCAGATCGGATTCACGCCTGATACAACGTGGGGAGAAGTCGGAAAGGCAGTTTGGGAAAAAATCAAAGCTGGCATAAAGGCGACTGGCGACTGGCTGAAGGGACTTGTGGGCTTTACGCCTGAAGCGTCTTGGTCTGACGTTGGCAAAGCCGTCTGGGAAAAGATCAAGGCAGGAATCAAGGAGACAGGAGACTGGATCAAGTCCTTGGCAGGCTTTGAACCGGATGCATCTTGGGCAGACGTTGGCAAGGCAATTTGGGAAAAAATCAAAAGCGGCATAAAAGTCACGGCAGACTGGCTGACTTCCCTTGGCACAGACCTGAAAGCTGCAGTGACCGGAGACTTGAGCAAAGGTGTGGATATTGACGCATCCAAGATTGCTATTGCAGTCTCAAACGCAGCAACCTTTGTATCTAACCTAGCAGAAAAGCTTCTGTCTCACAAGGTTGAAGCGACGACAGCCATTGCAACCTTCGTCGGCAATCTCGCAGACGGCATTGCAAACTGGGATGGCTGGGCAAACATTGGAAGCTCTGTCAGTTCAATCGCAAGCACGCTGATTGACAAGATTGCTGAAGCCATTCCGAAGCTTGCAGAAGGCGCAGGAAACGCAATCAACGGCGGTTTCAAGATCGCCACAGCGATACTTGATGGCATCACGCAGGGCTTCGGCGCAACCGAAGGCACAAGTATTGTAGACAAGCTGAAGAGCGTCGGCACAAGCCTGATTGATGGTATCCTTGGCGGCATTGGAAACCTTGACGAGAATGGACAGATTTCTGGATTCATAAGCAAGCTTGGTGATGCACTGCGTAATGGCATGACGAACCTTGGCGACATCCTTGGCACACTCGTTGCGCACATACTCAGTCCGGAAGGCTTGTCTGAGGTGTGGGATGCAGGTGTTGCAATCGCAAAGCTGCTGCTGCAAGGCGTTTGGTCAATCTTCGAAAGCGGATTCAATCTTGTCGGTTCTTTCCTGTTCAAGGTCACTGAGGGCATCAAGCACTCCATTGAGGAAGCGCTTGGCCTTGGTGGAGCAACCACAGTTCAGGTGAACGGCGTGACAATCAACCTTGACGACATCACACCGGAAATCATCACTACAGAGAACGCGAAGGCCACACTCATTGCCACACTCGCACAGCATTTCAAGGGCAGCATGGACGGTGTCCTTCCGGAAGCAATGCAGCGGGCAGTCACAGAACTGCTTGACTCTCCTATGAATACCACGCTTGTAAACCTTGATACTGTGTGGGAAAAAATACTCAAGTTTGACGCAACGGGTAATGAGGAAACCATACGCTCAATCTTCGAAGCGACATTCCGCGAATTGGGCTTCGATCTCATGGACATTGTCGGCGATGAATTCTATGCTGCGCTGGCAAATCCAGAATTCAACGACGACGGCACGATTTCAGATGACTGGTTCAATGCGCTGATTCAGCCAATTCTGGACAGCCTGATGCAGCAAGCTGAGCAGGGCAACGAAGAGGTGTCCGAAGCTTCTGCAGAAGCTGGAAAAGCTGCAGGCGAGCAAGCGAAGGAAGCTGCAATAAATGCCACAATTGACGGATTCAATTCTGGGAGCACAGATGCAGGAACTGGCGACGGTGGCTGGCTCGCCAATGCTGTCAAAGACGCGCCGAAGAAGGCACTTGATGCCATGACCAAGACATTCACGGACGGCGTGAGCGACGTGGAAGCAGCAGCACAAGCCCCTGCAGACGCAGCGGTGAATGCTTTCCTGTTGACCATGAGCGAGGAAAACGGCACAACGATTGCGGAAACATTCTTGGCAGCTATGGAAGCCGCGATTGCAGCGCACGAAGGTACACTGCAGACTGCATCCGACAGCGCAGCGAACGCAGCGAAAAACGCATTCGAAGCTGTTCTGACTGCAGACGCAGGCGCAGCCATCGGCAATGCTTTCGGCGATGCCATCGTCTCTGCCATCGAGGATGCTGCATCACGTGTTTCTGCACAGGTGGATGGAATACTAGCCACAGTCAATTCCGCACAGGCTGCAGTCAGGGAAGCAGCTGAGCTTATCAATATGCCTGCTGTCGGAGGAAGAAACAACGGTGGCAACCAGAGCGGAAACCAGAACGGCCTGAGTGGGCTGAGCGCTGATCAGGTCACGAACGCAATTCGTGACGGAATGGCAGGCGTTACTGTACAGATGGATGGAGACCGTGTCGGGAATCTTGTTACCGGGCAGGTCAATCGAAACGTCGCTGCGCTTGCCGAATTGAGGTGATAGCATGAGGGAAAAATTGAATTGCGCAATAAACGGGGACAGCTTCAACGAGCTGTCCCCAACACTTTTTATTCAAGACTTTGAAGAAAAAATCAAGACTCGAACGGATACGACAAACCGCCCACATGCAGGCACATATCTCATCTATCAGGACGGCAGGGATACGCTGGAAGTCACCGTCAAATTTATGATCAAGGAACGTGACCTTGCAAAGCGTCAGGCAATCATTGCGAAAGTCAACGGCTGGGCGAAATACGGCTGGCTCACACTCAACACACGGCCGGAGCAGAAACTGTACGTATACTGTACCAAAAAAGCAGACAGTAAAACGCTCAAATGGTCTGACGATATGACACTGACACTGACTGCATATGATCTGCCGTACTGGCAGGACAGAATTCCGCTGTTCGCGTCATTCACTGGCACTTCTGGACACATAGACATCAATCCGCTTGGTACAAGGCCATGCCTACTGGAAGCTGAAATCAAAAACGAGTCTGGCAGTTCTGTCAGCAATGTATCCATTTCCTGCGGAGGGAAGACAATGGCTTTCAGCGGTCTTGGACTTGCAAATGGGAAAACGCTGAAAATCTACTATGACGAGCGCAGGCTGCTGCACGCAACGGTAGACGGCGCAGGAAAACTGTCGTGCAGGACTGCTTCGAGCCATGACGACATTTATTTGACAGACAATCAGTCAAACCGGGTGTCGTTATCTGCCTCTGGGAAATGCACATTCCGCATCATAGCAAGGGGGTTGTATGATTGAACGCAATTGACAATGTACAGCTCCCTCGCCTGCTGCGCCTGAACAGCTCAAAAAACGGGCTGGTTGAGGTCAAAAGGCTCAATCCCATCAAGCTCTCTTCAGAAATCAATGCAGACCCAATCAGCCATGCAGAGATGACACTGACGGAGGAAGAAACGGAAGTTCAGCTGCATGACTTTGTGGAAATCTTTGGCCAGAATGGTTCGCTTGGCATTTTCCGGGTGGCCAGCATTGACTATGCATTTACGAAGCAACAGCAAGTGCGTTTAAACCACGCTCTAGACACGCTCTACGACGTTTCCATGGCACTCAATACAAATATCAGCGGAAACATTGCAAGCGTTCTGAGCGCAATTTGCGCAGCACAGACGACACGTTTCTGGTCAGTCGGCACAGTGCAAGATTCCGGCAGTTACGAAAAAGAAGACGGTGGCAATGCACTGGACATTCTGAAAGAAATTGCAGAGCGGGAAGATGAGTATTACCTGACGTATGATTTTTCTACATTCCCTTGGAAAATCAATTTGCTGAAGAAAAACGCAGAAGTTCTGAGCGAGTTCAGGCTTTCCAGAAACGTTGAGGACATTCAGGTCACATACGACGACAAAGACCTGTGCACACGCCTGTATCTGGAAGTCGAGTCTGCTGCATCCGGCGACGAAGGCGGCACGGACAAAAATTACGAGGTGTACAACGACGCTGCAGCACAGGAAGTCTGGGGCGTGATCTCAAAGACCGAGACAGTGCAGGCTGAAGCCGTCAACAAGCAGCAGTGGGTGCAGAAATACTTCGACATGCACCACAACCCGTCCATACAGATTTCCATCTCAGGCCTTGAGCTGAACAGACTGACGGGTGAAACAATTGACCAGATGCATCTTTCCAGAATCTGCCGTGTAGTCATGCCGGAATACGGTGCGCCAATCCTTGAACGCATTGTATCCATCAGCTATCCCGATCTGCTCAGACAGCCAACACGTGTCAGAGTTGCGCTTGCGAATAAGCGCAAGCTTGCGTCCGACCGTGTGAAGGAAATGAACTCAAGACAGAACAGCCTTGAAAAGTCTGAGAAAAAGACCAAGGAAAAAGCAGAAAAGACGGAAAAGCAAGCAGAAAAGAACAAGAAAGCCATCAGCGACAACAAAACAAGCCTTATTGAGCAGGACAAAATCATCACAGATCAAGGCGAAGTGCTGCGCAAGGCTGGCATTGAGATTGACCCTTCAGGCGTTTTCATGTTTGCCAAGCGCGAAGGTGCTTTAGGCTCAGAAATGGCAAGCATCGACGTTCGGGCTGACCAGATCACAAGCAGGGTTGAAAAAAACCGCAGTGATGCCGATAAAGGCTTTTCTGAAATCAAACAGCGTGCCGACAGCATTGAGATGGACGTGGTCAACCTGTCGCAGGATACTGCTAGCCATTTCGAGATCACCGATAACGCGATCAATGCGAACAGCCAAAATATTAATCTAAACGCCGAAAACATCAGGGCAAATGCCACGAATATCGCGGCAAACGCTCAAAATATCCGGGTAAATGCAGGCAGGATCGATACGAATGCAGGCATGATCAGCAATCATGCGACACTGATCCAAACCAACGCATTCGCCATACAAACCAACGCAACTGCCATACAGACCAATGCGGACCTTATCCAAACCAATGCGAAAAACATTCAGGTTAACGCTGGCTCAATCGATGTCAATGCCAAAAAAATTAATATCATTGCTGAAGACTATGTGACGATAAACAAGTTGAACACAGAAATCAGCAATATGACTGCAGCGTTTGCAAGCTCCATTCGCACGACATCACTTACAGCAACTTCTGCAGAAACAAGTCACCTAAATGTTTCCGGCGCAGCAAATGTTGGGTCGCTGAGCGTTGCAAATACAGGATACACGAATCACACGCTTTCTGTAGACGGGAAAATTGTTGCAAACTTCCTTGGGACAGGCGACGTAAATTTTGACCGGGCCAAGGCGAAGAAGGAAGGCGAAGACAGCGTCAAGTTAAGCTCTGCAGGGTGGATATCAGGGCAAAACGTCGTCTCGGCCACAAACGGTCAGAAGTACACTGTCAAATTACCCGGATTCAGCGGTTCTGCTGGCGCTTTCAATGCGCAGCACAAGTGTTCTGTTACATTTTCCACGCCAAGTGTAAATATGCCGCTGAAGACTGTTGAAGTCGATGCAACAAGCGTTTACAACGAAGGGAAAAAGGCTGGCACGGATGGCGTGACGCTTTCTTCCGCAGGCTGGATTTCCGGTCAGAACGTCGTCAAGGCATCGAACGGTAAGAGCTACACAGTCAAGCTGCCGGGCTTCAGTGCTTCTGCTGGAGCTTTCAACTCTTCCAACAAATGCACGGTCACGTTTTCCACGCCGAGTGTAAATACGCCGCTGAAAACGATTGACGTTGATGCGTCTGGAGTCTACACCAACGGCAAGAATTCTGTGACAGTGAGCGACATAACGACATCACAGACATACTCAAGCGTAAACTACAACACGACCGTCAGTATTACAGCCAAGGCATCAAATGGCAAGACAAAGACGTCCAGCATAACAGTCAGCGGTGCTGCTGCTTACAATGCAGGGTACAGCGCTGGCAGTTCTGCAGGATACAGCTCCGGCTACAACGAAGGCAAGAGCGATGGATACACAAGCGGCTTCAACGAGGGCAAGAATGAAGGCTATACAGAAGGCTACAACGACGCAAATGGTGCGTATTCGCTCATCGGCACGCTCTACACTGTCGGCGAGAGGAGTACAAACACACACTATCTGAAAACGGGCGACACCTATACTTCTATTGGAACTGGTTGGACTAAGGTGCACGATACGTACTACAACTGCTACAGAAAGAGGTAATGAAGATGACATTCGCAGAAGCTTTAGACAAAACAGTCACAGAATTGGACACGCTTGAAATCACAGGGTACAGAAACATGGCACTCTTGGTGCGCTGCATCGAACGGCTTTGCGGCATGCGTGACGCAATCCGCGACAAGCAGGCCGAAGAAGAACAGGCAAAGCAAGACGAACAGAAGGAGGACACCGAAAATGACCAAAGTGACAGTACTGAAGAAGGGTAAGGAAAAAGATTTCGATTTCGACTTCGCTGCAAAAACATTTGATGACAGTTTTTTCGGCAGGATTGTGAGCGATCTGTCTTTTTCCAAATTCGCTGCGCTATTTGAGGACGCAGAGAAGATCACGGTGCATGATGTCATGCAGGAAACAGAGCTTGAAGGCTATGGGAAAATCATCAGCTTGCATAGAGATGCGACAGATGGATACAACATCAAGATTGTGAAGGGGTGATGTTTTATGGCTGTGATTGAGATTGCGCGAACGACTCCGCTTGACAAGGCTGTTGAGGTTGAGGCGCTTGGCGGTGTTGCATTCACCGGAGAACGCTTGGCACATCGTTTTATTATTTCCGGGAAGAAATCTAATCAGCCAGTCCAGTTTTCTGGCAGCGTCCTCGCACATGTAATACGGTCAAACGACAGTATGGTCATAATCAATGGCTCGATTCAGTCCGGGAAAGCCGTGATCACGCTTTCCCCTGAATGCTACTTGATCCCCGGAACAATTTCGATTGTCATCAACGTCATTGAGGACAACGTCACGACGTGTGTATACGGTGCTGTCCTTACTGTTAGAAGGGCAGACAGTGACACCATTGTGGATAGCGAAGGGATAATTCCGTCAATAGATGAGCTGCTGAGCCGTATTGAAGAAATGAAAACTGCGACCACTGCAGCGAACAATGCGGCATCCGCAGCGAATACGGCAGCAAACACTGCTAATGCTGCTGCGAGCAATGCAGACTCGAAAGCAAGTGCAGCAAACACAGCAGCCAGCGCAGCGAATACTGCAGCCGGAAAAGCCAATACTGCCGCGAACAATGCGGATTCAAAAGCTTCCGCTGCTGATACGGCTGCAAATGCTGCTAACACTGCAGCAAGTACGGCCAATACAGCAGCGACAAACGCCAACAGCAAGGCAAGTCTCGCCAATACAGCGGCTGAAAATGCCGATGCAAAAGCAGATGCTGCAGACAGTGCTGCGAAAGCCGCGAACACCGCGAAAACCAATGCAGATACTGCAGCCGCTTCCGCGAACTCTGCTGCAGCTGCTGCGAACACGGCCAAGGAAAATGCTGACACAGCGACTGCTGCTGCGAACGAGGCCACAGAGGAAAGCAGACTGCGCACACAGGAGGCACGTGTAGCACTCGCCGATATGGCAGATGCGATTTCCGACGCGCAGGATGCAACAGATGATGCACTTGATGCAGCAGACGCAGCGAACGCAGCAAAACAGGCTGCAGACACTGCCACAACCAATGCGGAAACCGCAACAACCGCAGCAAACACGGCAACGGCAAGAGCAAACACCGCTGCAGGTAAGCTCGAAAACATCACTGCAGACAGCGAAACGCTCGCTCCTGCATCTCAGTCCACCGCATCAGTCAGTGAGGTCAACGGACACTATCACGTTCATTTTGGTATTCCTGAAGGTCTTAAAGGTGATACTGGAGACGATGCGTCCATATCATCTCAGAACACACAGTATCAGAACAGCACGAGCGGGACAACAATTCCGTCAGGCGAGTGGCTCAACACGCAACCTAACACGCCACAGGGGCAGTATCTTTGGGTAAGAGTCACACTCAACTGGAATAATGGCGAAAACACAGTACTGTACAGCGTTTCCAGAATGGGCATCGACGGGTCTGGTTCTGTATCATCTGTAAATGGCATTGCTCCGAATCAGCAGGGCAATGTCGTCATGCATGCAACAGATGTGCCAGTATCTACCACAGACACACGCACAGTCGCTGAAGCGATAGCAGAGCATGACGTTGGGGTCAAAACGGTCAACAGCATTTCCCCAGTGTCAGGAAATGTGTCTATGAGCGGAGCAGACATACCTGTTTCTGGCACAGATTCGCGCACAGTTTCTGCTGCAATTGCAGCAAACGCTGCAGCAGCAGAAGGCTCTGTGAAAACCGTCAATCTAACGCAGCCGGATGCACAGGGCAATGTAGCACTCGACGGCACAGACCTGAATGTATCAGATACAGATACACGGACAATTGCTGCCGCAGTTGCGGAAAACTCCTCAGCGATAGCAGCCAACGCCACAGCTATCTCCGATCTTAGCACGGCCACGCAGCAGGCCATCGACGATTTGGATGCTGCAGCAGTCAAGAGCGTTAACAGCGCCACACCGGACGCACAGGGCGATGTAGCTTTGACGGGTGCAGGAATCCCTGTTTCTCCTACAGATACCACAAAGATAGATTCTGCTTTGGGTGCTATCAATACGGCATTAGCTGGAAAAGCTGAGAGTTCCAGTTTGGCAACGGTGGCCACATCGGGCAGATATTCCGACTTGAGCGGCACTCCAAGCGTGGCAACCACGAGTGCAAATGGCTTGATGAGTTCTGGAGACAAAACCGTTGTCGAACGAATCAAGAACGTCAATTCCAATCTTGCCATTGTCGCAAACGGGAATACCGCGCCGAGTGCGATCGCAGCGGGCCAGTATGTGATCTGGGGCGGTGCGCTGTACACAGCCCGCTCGGCGATCAGCTCTGGCGCGACACTTAGCACGTCCAATCTGGCAGCTGTATCCCACGGCGGTCTGAACGCTCTGAAGAGCAGTGTTGACTCGTTAAACAGCAAGATAAATAATTTTGGCGAAATCCCAACAGGGAACAAAAACGCTGATACAATTGCCGTGGCAAACAACACTGGAACTCTTGTTTCAAGCATTGTACTGACAAAAGGCATATGGATTATTGTCGGATGCGCTGACTGGCAAGCCAACGAACAAGGTTACCGACAGATTGCGTTCACGAGCGATGGAATTAATCCTACTCGTAATATGGCATCTACAGCCAGTGGCATTAGTGGGAAAGAAGCCTATCAGCAGATTATTCTCATTCGACAAACAAATGGTGAAACGATTAATATGTACGCGCGGCAGACAAGTGGTGGCAATTTAAACATTTACCCGTATTTATATGCGGTAAAAGTGGGAAACAACTAACGATAACGTACCATTAAATTAGGATGCGTGGTGTAAAGATACCGGATTCCGATCTGGATGGAAGCATACCGGGACTTGACCCCGGAGGAGTCGGTTCGAGTCCGACCGCATCTTGCTGTTTTGCATTCAATAATTGACAAACACCACAAAGGAAACGGGGTGATGCCTGTGAATTGCGACCCGCATTTCGGAGTGTAGGCATGCCCCAAAAGTTGGGGCATATAATGAATTGCTGATTAAACAATCAGGATAAACCATAAACATAGTAGTCAAATGTATAATCTTTGGTCTTAGCTGTTGCTTGTAGTGTGTGGCCGGATATCTGTATCTGCCCAAGATTTGAATCATCCCAATAAGCTGATGAAACAAACGGAGAACCAGATCCGATTAAGGCGATATCGCTTTCATCCAGAATAACAGAATTATAAGCTGCGCCATGAACACCAGCTTTGATGTAGTATTTTTTATAACTAGAAGGAAGCGTAACCTGTTCTGATGTATGCCATGCAGTATCACCTGATACAGCAACATTACCGGATGTAATTGTTCTCAAGTTTGATATCGTAATTTTGCTGTTTAACGAACAACGGACTAGAACGGACTGCACCGGACAGGAACGGACAAAATCAATAAGAAAGGATTGATCTTTATGAAATACTTTATGCATCGAATTCAGAAGAATTCAGAAGGCTTTACCAAGGGTATTGAAGTCCATGATACCTTAGATCCTGCTGTGCTGTCCTTCTGGGGCAGACTGAAAACTGGGTATGGTAAAACAAATAATACCTTTGTTGCATGCAAGATCACGGATGAGAATGGAAGTCTTGTTCTTCCTCATGATCTGACATGGCTTCAGGATGGCTCAGAAGAGCAGAACAAGTTTTTCCTGCATCACATCCGCAAAGACGGCGAAACATACGACAAACAGATTGATGTCTTTGAATCACTGGATGCAGCCTATGGTGGTTTGGCTGAACAGATGGAATATGGATATGGCAATACCAAGTTTCCAAACGTTTCCTTTGTACACTGTTTCATTACCGATATTCTGTCAGGTGGTTTGATTCTTCTGGAAAGATCTTGGATCAAGCCGGATGGATCTTCTTCTGAAGAGTAACTCTGCAAACTTCCTTATACAAAAACAAAGAAAGGGAGGTAGTTATATGCCGAGTGGATTTGATCTTGCCACGAAGATACAAGTGCCGCTTAGCGAAAAGTGGGGCTATATCTTCGGCACATCCGGGCAAGTGTGGACTCAGGCTGCGCAAGACAGAATCACAAAGGAAAAAGCAGGTAATCCAAATTACAAGCTGTCCATAGAGTATGGCAGTAAATGGATCGGCAGGCGCGTCACTGACTGTTCCGGCCTTATCCTCTGGCTGCTTTCTCAGTGGGGCATTAGAGTGCCTCACGGCTCAAATTCGATATGGAAAAACGGGTATCTCAGCAAGAAGGGTGCGATAACTGGCGACATTCCTGTCGGCGCACTTGTTTTCAAACTGCGCGGTGAAAATGACTATCACCATGTCGGCGTATACATCGGCGATGGCAATGTCGTCGAATCACAGGGAACACGCGCAGGAGTCGTCCTTTCCAAACTGAGCACATGGACGCACTATGGACTTGTCAAAGGTGTGTCCTATGGCGAATCTCCAAGGAAGGAGGTGATTCCGTTGCACAATCTGGCATATGTGGATGTGCCTACTGGGCAGACGCTTAACATGCGTGACTCTCCACAAAAAGGTGGCAGACTTGCAGCAAAAGCGCAGAAAGGCACAGAGCTTGAAGTGCTTTCCGTGGACGGCGAGTGGGCAAAGGTAAGGCTTGAATGCTATGTGATGACCAAGTTTTTGAGAGAAAAGGCGTAGTGCTTGAACTGCGCCTTTTCTTGTGGGAGGTGGTGCTTATGACTGATTTCAAGCCGGGTGACATTGCCATTGCCGCTGGCGTGATTGTTGCGCTTTTTGGCATCATTGCAGCTGTCTGGAAAGGCGTTGAGGCTTGGCGCAAGCTGACCGGGAAAGAAGAGCGGAAAGCCGCTTTCGATGCGCAAAATGCTGCAATTTCTCATCTTACTGAGCGTGTTGCTAAATGCGAAGAGCGGCTGAACAAAGGCGATGCCATGTTTGACAACACAAGGAATGACATGACGCAGACGCTGTGTGTACTGAATGCAATGCTCATGCATTTCATCAGCGGCAATGACCATGACAAGCTCAAGGATGTAAAGGACGACCTTGACCGATATTTGATGCACAGATAGGAGTGATAACCATGAAGGAAGACCTGATTCGAAAGTTGACTTCGAGAAAGTTCTGGGTTGCCGTTGTTGGCTTTGTGACTGGACTGCTGATCTACATTGGCAAGCCGCAGGCAGACGCTGAGCAGATTGGCAGCTTGATCATGATGGCTGCGTCTGTCGTGGCCTACATTTTTGGCGAAGGCTGGGCAGACTCAAAGGCAGTACATGCCTACTTCGACACAGAGGAAGAACCGATAGAAAAGAAACAAGAAGAATAATGACGGAGCTGCATTATGCCACGCCTTGAACTGCCGGAGTATGAGAATTCGGATGTTATCGACATTGTCCACGAAATTATCCACAGAAAAGAAGTGCAGCAAGTGCTCATCCTCAAGCTGACAGAGGGAAGGACGCTGCAGTACATTGCAGATGAGCTGGACAGACCAATTTACACTGTGCGCGATTGGTACTACAAGAACCTGAAAAAGGTTGTTGATGCACTGAATGCCAAAAACTCATAGACAAACCATATACATTTCGCCTGCTGCCCGTGACGACAGCAGGCCTTTTTTATGTGAAAATCTGCGAAGAAAGAGCATGAAAGGCATCAAAAAATGTGGAAGTACTTCAATCCGAACCCAGACGGACTCAAGACCAACGACTGCACAGTACGGGCGATTTGTGCCGTCACTGGCTTGGATTGGTACACAATCCATGACGCACTCTGCGCGAAAAGCAGAACGATGTCTGACATGCCTTCGACAGACCGTGTGTGGTGGGCACTGCTGGAAGACTTTGATTATGAACAGGTTTTCCTGCATCAGCGATGCCCTGACTGTACAACAGTGCGAGATTTCGCGCTGGCTCACCCACACGGATTATACATACTAGCCCCATACGAGCATGCAGTCGCTGTCGTAGACGGTGACTGGCTTGACAGCTGGGACAGTGGCAGCACTGTTCCGGCGTACTATTTCAGGAGGCGCAGAAATGGCACTGTATAACAACGGTATCCCGGCAGGGTATCAGCCTGCACAGTATTACACACAGCCACAGCCCGGATTTTATGGACAGCCACAGTATCAGCAGCAGTTTCCGCAGCAGCCGCAGTACGTCCAGCCTGAGCGCACTATCAGTGGATTCGACTGGGTGCTGGGCGCAGAAGGCGCAAAGGCATACAACGTGCCTGCAGGAAAAACCTATGTACTCTTTGACGCTGACCCTGACAGCAATCACTTTTTTCTCAAAAGCACAGACGTAACAGGCAAGCCGAATCCGGCAGTGATGTTCGACTATGAGCAGCACAAGGAAGAAACGAAGCAGGAAGCTGCGCAGCAGATTGACCTGAGCGGCTATGTTCCGGTGCAGCAGTTCGAATCACTGAAGAAAGAGCTGGAAACACTGAAAGCTCAGACCGAAACGGCTGCAGAGCCACTGACAGCAGAGGATGTCAGGGAAATCTTCGACCAGCTCATGGAGCAGCGGTTTGCAAGGGTATCTGAGCCGAAAACGACCAAGCGAGGTGAAAAGGCATGAATCCGCTGATGCAAGTACTGGGCATGATGTCACAGAGCAATCCGCAGCAAGTGCTTGCTCGAGCAAATCAGCTCATGCAGAGCGTCCAGAATCCTCAGAATCTTGTACGCATGTTCTTTCCCGACGTTCCGCAGGACATGCGCAGTGATCCTGACAAGATCATCCAGTACCTGATTGGCCAAAACAGAATAACCGAACAGCAGGTAAATCAGATTCGCCAAATGTTCGGGAAATAAAAAGCGAAGCCCGAGTACCAGTCAGGCTTCGCTTTACAGTCGCAGACGAATGCTGCTGCTTGCAAACACATTCTAGCATCCGTCTGCAGTTTCTTCAATACATCGCCCTGACAGGGCTTTGTAAATAAACACAGAGGAGATGTTAGGATGACTTCTTCCGACAACAACATGATTATGCCAGTCGCTCCATACTATGGTGGCGGTGCTGGCGACGGCGGCTTTGGCTTCGGCGGCGGCTGGTGGATCATTCTGCTGCTCGCAGTTCTGGGCTGGGGCAATGGCGGTTTCGGTGGCGGCTATGGCAACGGCGGTGCTTTCCCGTGGATCATGAATGGCCAGAACTGTGGCAATGCTGACATGCAGCGCGGCTTTGATCAGGCTGCAGTCACTGGCGCAATCGGTGGCGTGCGCGATGCAGTTACAGCCGGATTCGGCAATGTACAGACTGCGCTTTGCAGCGGCTTTGCCGGAGTCAATCAGGGCGTTGCAAACGGATTCGCACAGGCAGAGGTGGCCAATAATGCACGGCAGATGGCCAACATGCAGCAGGCCTTTGCCAACCAGACTGCGATGAATTCTGGCTTTACTGCTGTACAGAGTCAGCTTGCTCAGTGCTGCTGCGACAACCGTCTTGGCACAGAAGGACTGAAGGCCACTGTGCTGCAGGAAAACTGCGCGGACAGGTACGAAGCAGCCAATAATACCCGTGATATCATCACAAATGCCAGCAATAACACCCAGAAAATCATGGACAAGCTCTGCCAGCTTGAAATGGACGGCCTGAAGCAGAATTACGAGAACCGCATCGCAACGCTCCAGAACGCTCTGGATGCAAGCCGTGCTGATGCTCAGAGTCTGCGCTTTGCTGCATCCCAGTCCGGGCAGACTGCTCAGATACTGGCAGGACAGGCACAGCGAGCCAATGAAGTGGAAATGTACCTGAATCCTCCTGCCCGTCCTGCGTATATCGTGCAGAATCCCAATTGCTGCCCGCAGAATTACGGCTGCGGCTGCGGATGCGGCGCATAAGGGGTGAGCGTTATGGCAGAGTATTTGCGCAATGATGTGCAGGCGATTCAGCTGAATCAGCCTGCGATATTCAGTGCCTCTATCCCGTGCCGGAATGGTTATGTCTACCATGAGGATGACCAAGGGATTTTTGTTCTGCGCGGTGCGACACCCAACTGCTTTGCACGGTATCAGGTCACGTTTAATGGCAATATCGCCATCCCTGAAGGCGGCGCAGTGACTCCAATTGCAGTCGGTCTGACGCTCAACGGCGAAGCGCGACCGACCAGCAGGGCTATCTATACGCCTGCAGCAGTGGGCGAGTACGGGAATGTTACAAGCACAGCCATCGTCAATGTCCCTCGCGGCTGCTGCTTCACGCTGGCCCTGCGGTATGTGCCTGCTGTGGATGATCCGACTGCAACACCAACGCCAATCATAAATTTGCAGAATGCCAATCTGGTTATCAATCGCATTGCGTAAGGGAGGAGGGAAAGCATGTTCGACAATCTTCTTGACAAGCTCGAAGAAGAGCTGCGAGCAATGGATAAAAAGGTCGCTTCTGGTCAGGAGCTGGATGAACGTGAGTTCAAATGCATTGACACTTGGGCGCACACTCTGAAAAGCCTTGAAACTGTTGAAGCCATGGAAAGCTATGAGGAACAGCCAGACGAGTACAGGACTTCCCATGCTTATGACGGCGGCAGGAGTGCTGGCCGTGGTGGATCGTACAGGCGCAGCATGTATCCGCGCTCATATCGCAGAGACGGCAGAGGATACAGCTATGGCGACGATGCCATGGAAAAGCTGCAGGAGGCGTATGACAATGCCGCTTCCGAGCAGGAGCGCAAAATGATCCGCAAGATCATGGACAGGATGGAAAACTGACCCGGGCTGTGCTATACTGATCATGACAGCCACGTCGGTATGCTATAGTATCCCGACAAGAGCACCTTTCATTTTCGGAGGGTGCTCTTTTTTTAAAAAAAATACAAAAAATCTTATTTTCCCTATTGACAATTATAAGATAATGCGCTATTATATGCATGTAAGCTAAATAACACCTTGCGAGACTGAAAGGAGATACAACAATGAAGTACATTGAGCAGATCGTAGCTGATACAAACACATTCGGTGGTTGCTACCTTGGAAACGCGAACATCATGGGAGAGGCCTGCATCCTGAAGCGCATCAAGAAGATTCAGAAGTTCGTCAAGGACAACGGGCTGGATGACATCTATTTCTACCACGACGACAAGGCAAATGAGTTCTACACAGTGGCTGCTCATTGCGCACACTGATCAAAAGAAGCTGACCTAACGGCTTGACGGGGAGAAAGGAAGGACACAATGAAGAAGTATCGCGTGTACACTGAACTGACTGACAACGAAGGAAATGTTGTTCACAAAACGCCTGTATGCTCGACATCAACATTGAAGATGGCGTATAGCATGGCAAGAACAAACGCAGGGCTTGGCACTGTTGGTATCTACGAGATCAAGAAAGATGGTACTGAAGTGAAGATACAATGACATTTCAACTTCTGACATAGTTGGACTGCTGGAAACGGCAGTCCAATATTTTTTTTCAAAAAAATTCACTTTTTCCTCTTTTACTTATTGACAATTATCTTATTATATGCTACTATATGCATGTAAGCTAAAACAAACCAAGGAGGAACACGAATATGACAGCCATCTACACGATCCCGGAGTACAAGCGCAGCGATATGGAGAAGGCCATCCGCAGGATGAGCCGCAAGGCTGAGAAGTACGGCACTCCGCTGAATGCGGAATTTGGTCAGCCCTATGTGAAGGAAATCAAGGTCACCGCAAGGAACGAAGAAGGATACACCGAGGTTGTTGACAAGCAGCTGGTTGAGGTCTTCGACATGACGATCACAAGCGAAGTGATCCGCAACGATGGATACACCGTAGAGGCCAAGATTGACCATCTGGAAGGCGGCAACTTCGTTACCATGACCAACAAAGAGGCTGAGCTTGACAGAGCATGGACGACGCTCAAGCCCTTCTGCGAGCACTGCGGAAGCAACCACGGGCTGAAGGTTACATACATTGTCAAGGGACATGGCTGCACCAAGCAGGTTGGACGCACTTGCCTGAAAGAGTACTGCGGCATTGATCCGCAGGCGCTGGGCATCTGGAACGAGATCACGAGCATCTGCCTTGATGAGGATTGCGACCATACTGAATTGGATTACACCAAGGCAACCAAGGTCTTCGACATTGCTGATGCGCTGGCACTTGCAATCGAAGTCATCAAAATGCAGGGATATGTAAAATCCGATGAGATGAACAGCAACAAGAGCGAGCTGATGGAGCGGCTCACGCACAAGGTAAAGCCCACAGCGGAAAGCCTTGCGAAAGCAGAGGAAATCATTGAAGCAGCAAAGGCAATGAAGAGCATTGATGAGCTGTTCACTGAATCAGATGAGTACAAGGCTTTCAACGCAAACTGGCACAAGTACAATGACCCGGCTATCAATGAAATCAAAGGCATGACAGAGTACAACGACAATCGGTTCGATTCACTTGAAGAGTACAAGCAGTGGCTGCTGTACGGTCTGTATCAGGATATTGCTCATGCCTACGAGGATGAGGATGGCAAGCTCCACACGGAAGGCGAAGTAAGAGCAAGCTGGATGCGCTCATACCCGTACAAGCAGTCAGCAGGCAAAGCTGATTTCCTGATTGACAGCATCCGTCCGCTGGCAAGAACAGGCTACTGCAAGGACACGCACCTTGGATTCGTTGCATATGCGCCAGTCGCTTATGAGAAGTACTGCAAAGCACTTGCAGAAGACACCGAGAAAGCCAAGCAGAACGAGGAAATTGCAAAGGTTTCCGAGTACGTCGGACAGATCGGCGAGCGGATCACGGTGGAAGTCGCTGAGATGAAGCTGCTGACAAGCTGGGAAAGCGATTACGGATATACTTACCTGTACAGATTCGTTGACAAGGCTGGGAACGTGATGGTCTGGTTCGCATCAAGGCCCATCGAGGATGCTAAAAAGATCAAGGCCACAGTCAAGAACCACAGCGAGCGTGACGGAGTCAAGCAGACGGTGCTGACCAGATGTGCAAGGGTTGCCTGAGAGCAGCCCTTCTTTTTTTCACAAAAAACTTCAAATTTCTTCATTTTCATTATTGACAATTATCTTATTTTCTGCTATTATAAGCATGTACCAAATAACAGACGACAAGCGACACAGGAGGAAAGAGCAATGACTACTAAGGCACAGGAACTGAAGGCACTGGAACAGATCAAGAAAATCGTTGAAGAACTTGGCGAGGACAGCTACATCGGAACAGCATTTGAAGGCTGCTTCGAGATTGCCCAGCAGAACATCGAAAACGACTTCGCCTGCAGCATGAAGCAGGAAGTGGAAAGCCTTGAGAAGCAGCTGCGCGAAGAAAGAATCAAGACCGAAAGTGCCAAGAAACAGCTCGATGTTGCAAACACTGATCGTTCATGCATTATTGCTGATTACAGCAACCTGAAAAAGACCAGCGAAGCAATGCTTCAGGAGTGCGGGCGCATTCAGGAAGCAACCAAGAAGACTTCCGAAGAATGGAAAGCCAAGTACGAAGAAGCCACCAAGGTTGCTGAAGAAAAGCAGCAGAAGATTGAAGCCTTGGAGCTTGAGACCATCAAGCTGAAAGCAAAGCTGTACGACCTGCTCACCAAGTGAGCATGGGCTGTCCTATCGGCCATACGGGGACGGGCTTCTGGCTCAGAAAGATTTCTTCCTGAAAATGTAATTTCCTTATTGACAATTATCTTATAAAGTGCTATCATAAGCATGTAAGCAAAAGAACCACCTGCAAGACTGAAAGGAGATCAACCATGAACAACATCGTGAACGCAATCAACGCCATCGTCGAAGAAGCCGAATACATGAAGAACAGCTACTTCTGGTCTTCACCTTGCAACGCATCCTCTCGCCGCTCTTATGAGAATAGACATTCCCATGACATGGTCACATGGCAGGACGGCAAGGACGTATACACTGCAGAATACAGCGTGAGCTGCTCCTGCCGGAATGTGTATGCTTCCGGCAGCTACACCAAGAACGGAAAGAAGACAACCCTGTTGGCCATCAAGAACAGCCTGAAGAGAATGCAGGCAGCAGCGGAGGTGTGAACAATGACAACCACGTTCTATCGCGACTTCTACGGATGCTTCGCAACGGTCACAGAACGACAGGATGGCACAGCCCATCTTGTCATGAAGCTTGGCAACACCGGGAAGATTTTTCACAGCAAGACGTACAAGTCAGTACGTGGCGCAAAGATCGCCATGGGAAGGATGAGCGACGGCTGGAGGCAGCTGTAAGAAAGGGGACAGACCATGAAAACATTGACAATCAAGAAAGGCTCAATCATCAATACGGTAAATGGCGGCTATTACGAGATCAAAGGACGTGCATGCGGAATTGGATGCTTTTACGCAGATCGGTATGAGTCGGTTGAGGATGATCCCGACGAGTATGTGCTGACTCGCGAGAATGTGAATCTCACACGGTATGACATCCTTGATATTGTTCGCCACAACAGTGGAAAATCTTATGACTGGCTTGAATACGAGGATGACGAGAAAGAGGAGGCGCAGCTATGAGTACGAAAAAAGTCATGGACATTCATCCGATTTACAGCGTGCATCTTGTGTGCATTTTGGAAGAAAATGAAGACGGTGCGAAGTACAGGCTGCTTCGCACTGACGGCAACCGTCGCAGACAGATTGGTGTTTTTAACAGCATTATTGCTGTTCTGCAATTCGTGAAAGAATTCTTCGTGTATGGCGTGGATGTCATGTCACTGCCGGAGCAAGTCGAATTCGCCAAGAGATACACATGAGCTGCGCATGCAGCTCTTTTTTTTAAAAAAAACTTTAAAACTGCATATCCATTATTGACAATTATCTTATAAAGTGCTATCATAAGCATGTAAGATAAATAACACACAGGACACTGGAAAGGGGAATTGGTTATGACCATTAACGATTTCGCAACAGGCATTTACAGCAAAGCATCACTGGAAGAGGCAGCAAGGAACTTCTACGCAGGCGGCTACCGTGCAGAGGACTTCGATGATCTCATGCTTCTGGCTCGCGACAATCGCGAATCCGAGCAGGAAAAACTGCGTTCGGAAGGGTATGACGTTGAGATTACCGACGAACTGGATGCACAGGCCGTCCGGTACATATGCGACGTGCTGGCTGAGATCGCAAAGGAAGAGGAAGAAGAGGAAGAGTAAAGAAAGGGGGATTGATACCATGATCTTAATGCAGCGAGACGGAAAACGTGCGATTGATGTCAGCATGAAAGAGTGGAGCGAAGCTACCAACAGCTGGAGCTGCGAGCTGGCATACGACTTCTTTGATGCGGGCACACTGGAACGCGAAGAAGTGTTCGGCCTTGGGACGGTGTATTACGTCTACGATGTTGGCTATTGCATCGCTCAGGCTGAGGACTGGGAGGCGCACACTGGCGACTATGCTGACGACGACGATGATTATGACGACGAAGAAGACCCAGAACGCTGGGCGTTCTGTGACGAAATATCATGCGGAAGAGAAGAGTGAAAGAAGGGATTGAATTATGATTCTGATGCAGCATGACGGAAAGCGGATTGAAGTAAGGATGCATGAATTGCTTTCAGATAATAGCTGGACTGATGTGACTTTTAGATTTTTCCATGCAGAAAAAATGCAGAAGGAATACATCCAAGAATTCGGGCAGGATGTATATTACGTGGATGACATTGATGATTGTGTTTCAAAAATCAAAAAATGGAAATCAAGCTCGCCATATAACAGGCTTGCATTTGTGGGTGATGATACATATATCCTTCATTGGAAACCGTTTAATTTTTGACCATCGTGGTCAAAATGTGGTCAAAGGCTTTCCGGCTTGCTGCTGATCCCTTGTGCTGCAACGGCTTGGCCGCTTCAGGCAAGTTGCTTCGGGACCAAAAGGCCCCGGGTTCGAATCCCGGCACTTCGACATTCAGCAGAAAACCGGAAAGCTTGATGCTTCCCGGTTTTTTGTTGCTTTTGGCAGCGCGAATGTACGAGAATGCACGTCCCGGATGGCTCGTAAAGCACGAATGCACCATACAGGCGTGGTCAAAACGTGGTCAGCCTGAGGAAAATCGTCATAAGAAAAGTCCTGCGTAAAGGGGATCAAAACGCAGGACTTCCCTGTAAGCATAAGCGTGCACAAGGAGATCGAGAAGTACACATGTGTATTGTAGCATTAAAGCCCACAAAAATCAACTTACTTGTCAATCAGATTATTCGTCATTTCCGAGCTTGAGCCAGCCGTCAAGAAAGCCAACAATCTGGCTTCGTGTGGCCTTTTCCTTTTCCTGCGTGAGGTGCGTGTACAGGTCAAGCGTCACACGTATGTCTGCATGGCCGAGGTAGTACTGTGCAGCCTTTGCAGGAACTCCGGCTTCGAACAGTGCCGTGGCAAAAGTGTGCCTGAGATCATGCGCACGGACGTTGAAACGGATGTATTCCTTGCCCTGCGCTTCTGCTTCAGACACCTTCTTCTCAAGGCTTTTCCTTCTGCCTTGCTGCACGACTGGCTCGCCATTCATTACGCGCTGCATTGCTGTGTTAAAGCCAGCCCAGCCCTTGGTGAATGATGCTTCAGTGCTCTGCTTCCCGTGTGCGGACAGACAGACCAGTCCATGTCTCTGCTCTTCCGGGAACGTCTGAAGCGCACTGTACAGCGGTGCGCATATTGGTATGATTCTGATCCCGGCTTTGCTTTTTGCACGTTGCTCGATTACAGTGGCGTTCGTTGCTATCACTGCGACTTCCTGCACGGTCATCTGCCTTTTCTGCAGATCAATGTTTTCCCAGCGCAGGGCCATGACTTCGCTTCGTCTCAGTCCGGCCAGCAGCATGAGCATTGCCCAGATGCCTGCCCGGTGTTCCTGCCAGTGTTTCAGGATGCAGTCTGTCTCCCATCGCTCCAATGCTCTGTGCGAGCCTGCCTTGCCCTTTGGAATGATCAGATCACTTGCAGGATTGATGTCTATCAGGTGGTTTTTCTGCGCACGCAGGAAGACACGCTTGATTGCCTGCTGGTACTTGTCTATGGTTGAGTATGACATTCCGCTGACGGCATTAAGGCACTGCTGCAGATCGACTTCCCGGACAGAGGACAGCGGCATATGCCCGATTGCTGCAGACAATCTGTCATACGGCACGGAATCATTGTTGAGATATGCGCGGTTTACATTTTGTCGATATGAAGATTTGTACTGCTCAATCCATTCTTCGACCGTGATGTCATCGCCTGAAATTCTGCTGTGCCTGTGGTGTATGTAGTCATCACGCTTGCGCTCAGCCTCTGTTCTTGTCCTGCCGTAGAATGATATCCTGTTCGGCTTTCCATCCTGCCTGTATCCGTCTGTATATGTCACCTGAATCCTGCCATCGCTGCGCTCTCCACGCTTTTTCCGGCTTTTTCTTGCGTCTGTACTCATGTGCTTTCTTCCGTTATCTTTTGTTTGCAAATGTTAACAGATTTTATCAAATGTTTGTAAATGCTATCAAATGCAGCCCGAGTATTAAGCTAGTCACAAGTCTGGTATTAAGTTGGTCACAAGTCCGGCAGCTGTATGCATGCGTCTATTGTTTGCTTGCATTTGCTTGCAAATGTTTGCATTTGTTTGCAGATGTCTCTCGATATTCGATATTCGATATTCGATAAACGATATACGATATACGATATGCGTATATTAGGAGTCGCCAGAGGCTGAATCTCGATTTCTTGCCTGCTGTTTCTGCATCTGCTCCTCTGCCGTACCAAGCAGCACACGCCTGCCGCTTTTATCAAGGCTGTTCCATATTGACAGCAAATCAAGCTCATCCTCGGACAGCTCGTCTGCGCTCTGCTGGTCGTCTCGCATTACTCCTGCCGCCTTGTATGCCGCATTTGTCATGGAAGCTGCTTCCTGCTCAGTGTGGTCTATGCCTTTGTAGAAAAAGCAAGGGAAGGTTACAGTCCATCCAAGAGCGGCTCTAATTTGCGTTCTAACGGCTTCCATTGCAGCCTGTACAAATTCCTCATACGATGCCTTCGAAGCCCTCAGCGTGCGAAATTCGGCAGAATACGACGCATTTGCGAGTGCGTTGATAATTTCTTTGTATCTTACGAGTAATTCGAAATAATGCTCTTTCAGTATGCACTGCTGTTCGTAGTTGAAAGCCCGGTCGCGAATCCATCTGGACACTCCTGTCTCGTATGTGGCTATGAGATCATCCATGTCCCTGCAATCTGTCCGGCCTGAGAGATAATCAATTGACACATGGAAGTATTCAGCGAGTTTTTCCAGCACATCAATTGATGGGCGAGCACGTCCTGACTTCCAGTCAGAGATGTTTCCGGTGGATATCCCAAGTGCGTCTGCCAAATCTTTCTGCTTGATGCCCTTTTCCCGTATCAGCTCGAAAACACGTTCAGTCATGGCGATTCCTCCAATTACTAAAATGCAGAATTTTCTTATTGACAAATTCGAAAATACGAGCTATAATTAGCATAATGAGCCGCAAACGCATGATAGCATCTGCGGAGCATGAAATCAAGAAAGGTGGTGTGCGTATGAGAAAGGTGCACAGGACAACTGGCGGCTACAAGGGTGAGCGTGAATGGCTGTCTCAGATCAGGAAGGAAAACGGGATTTCTCAGGACAGGCTTGCCTGCGAGCTGGGCATTTACCAGACAACAGTTTCAAAGGTGGAGAAAGGCTATCTGACACCAAGCCTTGAGCTGCAGAAGGCTTGGGCTGACTTCTTTGGGTTCGACCCAAAACGCTTCAACGAGCAGGCTTGATTTATTGACAGTTAGAGTGTAACACGAAAAAGGGGAGACAGATATGGCGGTATTTGCAGGAATAGACTTGAAAAAATGGCGCGAGGCGCAGGGAATCAGTGCTGCTGATCTCGCAGAGCGCATATCATGCGACGCGACGACAATCTACAGGTATGAGTCGGGCAAGATCAGGCCTGACCCAGATGTCATGTATGAGCTTTGTAATGCGCTTGGAGACACGGACATATGGACGATATGGATGCGCTCGGAGTATCCGCGCAGCTATGGAAGAATGCATCCTGAGACAAGCCAGTATGACTTGCGTGGTGCGCTCATGAGCATGTATGCGGAGATTGGAGACGTGACTGAGCTGCAGCGCGAAGCCCTGCGGGATGGAGCGAACGGCAGTATTGAAGACCAGCGTCTTGCTGATGCAATCAGCAAAGAGGTTACAGAGCTGATGCAGAGTGCACAGCGTGTGCGGACGTTGTTGATGAAGGGGCGAGACAATGGCTGAATGCATGTATTACGACACGGCTGACATCATGACCATCCTGAAAGTAGGCAAGCGGAAAGCCAACGAGATTATGCACATGTTTGATGCTAGGGGCGAGCTTTTCCGCAGTGGCCGGACAATGCGAGTCAGGAAGGCATACTTCGATGCATGGCTCAGCAAGATGGATGGACAGGAAAAGCGCAGGACAGTGCTTGACATGGAATTCAGGAGGGCAAGATGCTAGGCGGTATCATTGGATTCATCATTGGCCTGTGCTGCGGTGCAGCGCTGGTTGCTATCAATCGGCGAATGATCGACGACGCAGTCATGACTGAGAAATCTGCAGCGCAAAACGCAATCAACGCACTGCGACAGGAAACGGATGCTGTCTGGCGCGAGAGAAACGAGTTAGCAAGGGAAAAGGAAATCAAGGAAGCTTATGATGCAGGCAGGCACTCTCCGCTGTCCGATGTGGAAAAACTCGCCGAAACGATTGAAAAACACCAAGCGAAATTTATTTTGAAAAATAATACGTAAAAGGCTAATTATCTTATTGACAAAAACAAAAATTCAGCATATAATTAAGCATACCAAATGAAAGGGGATTAGAAAAATGAAAGTCAGGATCAAGTCAATGCACATGCGCTGGTTCAAGGGCATTGAAGCTCTGGACATCAGCATGGACGGGAAAAACGTGGACGTGTTCGGCATGAACGCGACTGGGAAGACGACAATCTTTGATGCCTTTACTTGGTGCTTGTTCGGGAAGGACAGCACAGACAGATCAGATTTCTGGGTGAAGCCGCACGACTTGAACGGCGATGAAATGCACAACTGCGAAACTGCAGTGGAGCTTGTGCTGACGGTTGACGGTACGGAAACCACATTCTGCCACAAGATGGTTGAGAACTGGGTGCGAAAGAACGGCCAGCAGGAACAGGTCTATTCCGGGAATGCGCACAAGTACTGGGTGAATGGCGTGAGCAAGTCGGCTGGCGAGTACAGCAAGATTGTTGACAGCATCGTCAGTCAGGATGTCTTCCGGCTTATCACGAATCCAATGGCTTTCAATGCGCTCAAGTGGGATAAGCGCAGGGAATACCTGCTGAAGCTATCCAATGTGGACATTGACAGCATTCTGCTTGCCAAGCCGGAATACGCTTTAATTGCTGACGAAATGGCGGCGCACAGCACAGATATTTACGGCCTGAAGAAGGTCAAGGCAGAGGAGCGGAAACGCTTCAATGAAGAGATTGAGCAGATTCCTGTCCGCATATCTGAGCAGAAGGCAGTATTGGAAGGGCTTGGCGACACGGACATTGAGAAGGCTGCAGCAGAAATCAAGGCAATTGATGCAGAGATGGCTGAGATTGACAAGAAGTCTGCGACTGGAGAAGCACTCCTGCAGTCCATACGCGAAGCAGCACAGAAGGTGGCTTATCTGGAAAAGAAAGTCATTACTCAAAAGGCGTCAGAGGAAATGGCTCAGCAGAAAGCCTTGCGTGAGCTGCAGTATTCCATTTCCCTTGCCGACACTCAGATTAGGGCTGTGCAGGGAACGCTTGACAGCGTGACGGAAAGCCTTGCAGCATCCCAAGCAGAAGCAGCAGAAACTGAAGAGCAGCTGAAGAAAAAGCGTGAAGAGTGGTTCACAACAGATTCTGAAGCTGAGCCTGAAGCCAATGTTGAAACGGTTTGCCCTACATGCGGCCAGATGCTGCCTGAATCCATGATTGAAGAAGCACAGCAACGCTTCATCCGGCAGTACGCAGAGCAGAAAGAACAGCGGCTTGCCACGATCACGGAAGAAGGGAAACGGCTTGCAGCACGGCTGGAAAAGCTGAAGAGCACCATTGCCGGACTGGTTGATAAAAAACACAGTATGGAAAAAACCATCGCTGATTGCGAGGCCAAGAAGGAAAAGCTCGACAGTGAACTTGCAGCAGAAAAAAATCATACGCATGAAAGCAGCGAAGAACTGAAAGCATTGGAAGAGCAGCTTGCACAGGCCAAGGCTGAGCAGGAAAAAGTCGCATCGCAGATGACTGTGGATTCCGGTTCTGAACTCCGGAAGGCTGAGCTGACAGAACACAAGAATCAGCTGCTGAAGGTAGAAGCCAAGAAGCAGCAGGCTGACATCTGCCAGACAAGAATCAATCAGCTTGCAGAACGGCAGAAGGTTCTGGGTGTTCGGATTGCTGATGCAGAACGGCAGATCATGAAGGCAGATAAATTCATCGCAGAACGTTGCGGAATGCTTGAGGACAGCATCAACGGCCTTTTCCAGACTGTAAGATGGTCACTGTTTGAAAAGCAGATCAATGGCGGTATCAAGGATGCCTGCACGTGCCTTGTACACGGTGTGCAGTTCAGCGATGCCAATAACGCAGCGAGAATCAATGCAGGGCTTGAGATCATCGACGTTCTGTCCGGAATCTACGGTGTGTCCGTCCCGGTGTTCGTTGACAATGCAGAGGCAGTAAATGCCGTCCGCAAGACCAATGCCCAGCAGATTAAACTCATTGTGACAACTGCAGACAAAGAGCTGCGGATTGAGAAAGAGGAGGAGTAAACCATGACCGAAGCAATGGAAACCAAAGCTGTAGAGGAAACCAAGGAAGTCAAGCAGGAAGCTGCCAGCAAGCCAAAGGCTGTCACTGAGCAGAGCAAGCAGAAGGACATCACGGATGTGGTTCTTATGCGCGTGAACGAGCTGCAGGCAGCAAATACAATCACACTGCCGTCCACGTACAACGCCGGGAATGCGCTGAAATCTGCATGGCTCACACTGCAGAAGGTCACTGACAAAAACAAGAATCCAGCACTGCAGGTGTGCACTCAGAATTCCGTTGCGAATGCGCTTTTTGACATGTGCGTGCAGGGACTGACTCCTGCCAAGAATCAGTGTTATTTCGTAGTACGTGGCAAAGAGCTGACGCTGATGCGGTCATATTTCGGAACGGCTGCAGTACTCAAGCGGCTCAAGGGCGTGAGCGACGTATATGCTCAGGTGATCTATCAAGGCGACAAATTTGAATATGCCATCGAGAATGGCAATCTGGTTGTTACCTGCCATGAGCAGAAACTGGAAAACATTGATCTGGACAAGATTGTGGGCGCATACGCTGTGATCATCAAGGACGGTCAGCCACGGGCTGAAATCATGACTATGAAGCAAATCCGGCAGGCTTGGAGTCATACGACGACGGGTGGTGCAGTGCAGAAAGAATATCCAGACCAGATGGCGAAGCGCACGGTAATCAATCGCGCAGCCAAGATGTACATCAACACATCCGACGATGCAGATGAGCTGATTGAAGCCATCAACAATTCAACCGAATCTGAGTATACGCCAGAAGAAAACGGTCAGGAGATTGACATACGCAAGCCTGCTGAGAAAGAAGCAATAGCTACCACGTATGACATCAAAGATGCGGAAGTTGAGCAGCAGCCGCAGGAAGAAAAGCCTGCCAAGAAGCAGGCAAGAAATCCGGGCTTCTGATGGTACTGAAAGTGATCGGCACAGGATCATCCGGGAATGCATATCTGCTGAAAGAAGGGCAGGACATGATCCTTCTGGAAGCAGGCCTTCGCTGGCGAGAAATGCTGCGAGCATTCCCGGATGGAATCCGGGGTATACAAGCCTGTTTGATTACGCACGAGCACAAGGATCACTGCAAATCGGCAGAGAACGTCATGCGCCTTGGTATCAGCACTGTGATGAGCGTAGGCACATTCAAGGCGCTGGGGATTGGCTCGCAGGAAGACTTTCCTAGCCTTATCACAGCAGGCGCAGGAGATGTGATTGAGATAGCAAGCTGGCGCATAATTCCGGTAAAAGCGATGCACGACGCTGCTGAACCGCTGGCTTTCCTGCTCATGCATCTGCCGACACAGCAGACTGTGCTTTACGCAACGGATACCTACATGCTGCCCAATCGGTATCCGGGAATCAATTACTGGCTTGTGGAATGCAATTTCGTGTCAGAGAAGGCTGAGGAGCTGCTGCAGGACACAGCGAAAGCACCGCTGTATGACAGACTGATGAAAAGCCACATGTCACTGGAACGATTGCTGACAGCACTGGAAGAGAACGACCTGTCAAATACCAAGAGAATCGTACTGGTGCACATCAGTCAGGAGCGTGGAGATAATGCTCGGATGCAAGCTCAAGTGCAGGCCGCAACCGGGATCACGACAGAGATTGCAGAAAACGGAAAAACCATCACATTGACAGAATGCCCTTTTTGAGGAGATGAACGAAATGCCAAGCCGGATACTGAGCCAGAAAATCAACACGAGCAACAGCATAAGCAGGCTGAAGCCTATGGAGGAAATCGTATTCATCCATCTGCTTGTCAGCTGCGACGATTACGGCAGATTCTACGGAAACCCAGACATTATCAATGGAATGCTGTTCTCGCGGCGCAGGTTTCCTGTGCAGGATATTGAGAAAGCCCTGCGCAGGCTGGAAGAGGAAAAAATGATCATGCGGTACAGCGTGGACGGCGATGATTATTTGGAGCTTACATCATGGATGAAGTTTCAGAAGCCACGTGCCAAAGTCAGCAAATTTCCAGATAAAACAGGCGCAGGCGGCGAAGAGCATCTGTTTGCAGATGCAAGCATATACGAGCAGACAGAAGTGGATGAAGAGCAGAAGAAGCCTGCAGATGATTCACCTGTGGTGTACGAGATGCCGCTTAATTCTGGAGATAAGCACGGAGTCACTGAACACGACATGCAGAATTACCGCAGCTTGTACCCGAATGTGGACATCGACCAAGAGATCAGGAAAATGATTGGCTGGCTGCAGGACAATCCGTCAAAGCGAAAAACCAAGGCAGGCATACGGCGGTTCATCGGATCATGGCTGAGCAAGGAGCAGGACAAGGGCAGAAGAAATCAGGGAAGTACTTATGTGCCAAATCATGCTGTGTATGAGGATGGCTATGAGGGCAACCCGTTCAGATAAGGGGAAAAGGCAATGGATGAGTCTGGAATTGTGAATCTGCTGGTAAGAAGCATCGGCAGCGGACTGCGACCGATTGGAGACGGTGACTACAAGGCTGAGGACGGGCTTTGGCACTGCGGAAAATGCCACGAAGCCATGCAGACACGGCTTGACGGCAATGCAATGCATTTACCTGAGCTGGATGGCCGGATTGTCAGGACACAGTGCAGGTGTGAGCGCGAGGCATACAAGATGAAAGAGGAGCAGCGGAAAGCCGCTGAGGAAAGCCAGTACATCGAAGCACTGAAGCGAAAAAGCATGATTGACAGCAGGTATTCTGACTGCTGCTTCGCAAGCTTTGTCAGGAATGCTGACAACGAAAAGAATCTGAGCCTGTGCAAGCGATATGTGGAGCGTTTCACAGAGATGCAGCAGAAAAATCAAGGACTTCTGTTCTACGGGAAGAGCGGCACTGGCAAAACGTACATGAGCGCATGCATTGCCAACGAATTGATCTGCAAGAAGGTTGCGGTGGTCATGACTTCATTCGTCAAGATCATCTCAGAGATACAGGCAAACATGGGGCAGGAAGAGTCAATCATAGCAAGGCTGAACAGGGCTGAGCTGCTGGTTATCGATGACTTGGGTGCGGAAAGATCCAGCGAGTATGCCATCGAAAAAGCGTACAACGTGATTGACAGCCGTTACAGGGCAAAGAAACCAATGATCATCTCAACAAACCTGACGCTGTCAGAAATGCAGGCGCAGACAGACATCCGGTATGCTCGCATATATGACAGGATTCTTGAATGCTGTTATCCTGTGCGCTTTACCGGGAAGACTTGGCGATACGTGGAAGCTGAGCGAAGGTTTGACGAGATGAAGGCATTATTGGAGGGATGACATGAAGACAGCAGAAATGCCAGTGCCGACTGAAGCCATGGAGCAGACTTGGCTGTTTCAGTGGGCTGCAGACATGGCACGGCTCAAATACCCGGAGCTTGCGCTGATGCACCACATTCCGAATGGCGGCAGCAGGAACAAAGTCGAAGCTGCAAGGCTGAAAGGGCAGGGCGTGAAGGCAGGCATTCCGGACATTTTCCTTCCGGTCGCACGTGGTGGGTATCATGGCCTATACATCGAAATGAAGCGGCAGAAGGGTGGCATAGTATCCGTTGATCAGAAGCGCATGATCAACGCACTGCGTCTGCAGGGATACTGCGTACAAGTCTGCGCAGGATTCCAGAATGCTGCAGATTTTATCGAAAAATATTTATCCGATAAAATCGTAATTTTTTAACACAAAAACTCGTAAATTCGTGCTATAATACTGATTGAGATAATTATAGGAGCAACAAGCATGGCAGAGTATACATTGACACTGACGAGCGAAGAGGTACTGCAGTGTGTAAATGGAGGAATGGATATGTACATGCACATCACAAGAGAAACGAAGCCTGATCCCAAAGAACGGCTCACGCTCAACAAGATGCGCGAGATGATGCCGCCATGCCCGATATGCGGCAAAAAGGCATATCTGATGCATGACATTGTAGACGGTTTTGATTTTGGATATTCGGCAGGCTGTCCGTCTTTTTGCCTTGACGATGGTGTTCACGGCATCACGGAAATTGACGACACAAGAGCACCACGGGTTGACTCGTTCACGGCAAGAAAATGCTACAACGGGTGGCTCAAATACTGCGAAAGAATGAACAAAAAGGAGAAAGTCGATGGAAACAGCGATTTGGATTATTGCAGCGATTGAAATTGTGCGTGCGCTGCAGAATGCAATACAGCTTTGCCTAAGCTTAAAAGCGAACAGGCGTATGGACAAGGCATTTATCGGCTCGCAGGCAATTGACAGGGAGCTGACACGAATGATTGCAGAACAGGCAGGAGTGCCGGAATACTGCCAGAACTGCGGAGCACACATGACGAAAGGGGAAAGTGATTGATATGGATGTACAGCTTGTTGGATGGCCGACTGAACAGGAAAAAGAGTGGATGTATGAATGCGCTTTGGGCACTGAGGGAAAGAGCCCTGACAAAATGCCGACAGACAGATGGCTGCACAAGATTTTGGAAGCAAGGCATTCGCCAATACGCGAATTGTGGTTTTTGTTTGAGCTGAGAGATATTCCGTATTGGGTTTCTGTCCATCTCGTGCGGCATCATGTGGGCGTGAACTGCTATGTACAGAGTCAGCGCAATGATCGGCAGAACAATTACGACAGGAACGCTGCGCGTCAGGATGCGCCGATAACAATGCGTATGAGCATCAACGCAGAAGCCCTGATGAACCTTGCGAACAAGCGGCTGTGCCAGAAAGCAAGCCACGAGAC